AGCAAATAACAATGTAAATCTAGAAAGTGTAAAAAATTGGCAAATATATGTAGGCGGCGACAATAAAATTACAACAATAGGAAATATTGATATCAACAGCGGCGGCAACCACACAGAAACAGCTACTAGAATTGACATGAATGGACCTGTTGCACAAAAAGCTCAACCTTTAGATACTTTTGATCTATCGGGCGAAACTGTGACAGCATCAGAATCTTTACACAAAAGGCTACCACAACACGAACCGTGGCCACAGCATGAAAATTTAAATCCTGCAAATTTTACATTTGAAAAAACAGACATTACAACTGCCGAAGTTCCAACAGAAGTTAAGTTAACAGATTTAAATTTACCCGATACATTCCGAAAATCTACCTAGGTAAATATTGATATGAGCACAAGAGAAAAAAGTTTATACAAACAAATTACGGTTAAGGGTAACAATAAGATTGAAGTTGCATCCGGAAGTCGTGCATATCGGGGCATCAGCACTGTCAATCCGGATAATACTAGCTGGGTACTATATGATATTGCTCTTATCAAACAAGACCTTATCAATCATTTTCATATAAGACAAGGAGAAAAACTAAGTGATCCCGAGTTTGGCACCATTATTTGGGATGTAATTTTTGAACCTCTTACAGATAATTTAAGAGAAGCAATTATATTAAATGTGCAAAGAATTGTAAATTATGATCCTAGAGTGCAAGTAGAACAGATCACTGTTGACAGTTACGAAAGCGGCATACAAATTGAATGTAGACTGGTCTACTTACCGTATAATATTTCCGAGCAACTTCGATTAACCTTTGACGAAAATGCAGGAATCCTCAATTAATTATATACGCACATAATTCAATCAAATAAATACTTTGTAATATAGGAAAGCGTATATGTCATCCACAGATAGACAAAACAGACTACTACTAGCAGAAGATTGGAAGCGGGTATATCAGACCTTCCGTAATGCGGATTTTCAAAGCTATGACTTTGATAATCTCCGCAGAACAATGATAAACTATCTTAGACAGAATTATCCAGAAGACTTCAACGACTACATTGAAAGTTCTGAATATCTTGCTCTCATAGATCTTATAGCCTATCTAGGTCAAAACATTGCCTTCCGTATAGATCTTAATGCAAGAGAAAATTATCTAGAACTTGCCGAACGCAGAGAAAGTGTGCTTAGGCTTGCTCGTTTGCTTTCTTACAATCCCAAGAGAGTACAAGCCGCTAACGGGCTTTTAAAGTTAGAAAGTATTAGAACCACAGAAGAAATCAGAGATTCAAATAATTTAAATCTAGAAAACCAAACCATAGTATGGAACGATCCAAGCAATCCTGATTGGTACGAACAATTTATTAAAGTTCTAAATACAGCCTTGCCTGTAAACGGAACATTTGGTAAACCTGCCAAAAGAGATACAGTAAATGGAGTTCCTACAGAACAATACCGTTTAAGTTCTAATAATTCAGAAGTACCTGTATATAGTTTTTCTAAAACAGTTGACGGACGCAGCACTAGATTTGAAATTACATCGACAGATATAGTAGACAGCATTATACAAGAAGAATCACCATTTCCGGGCAATAACTTTGCTTTGTTATATAGAGATGACGGCCGCGGACCTGCAAGCTCTAACTCAGGATTTTTTTGTCATTTTAGACAAGGCAGCCTAGATCAAGGAGTGTTTACTGTAACCAATCCTAGTACCAATCAAGTGATTGCTGTTGATGCAACAAATGTAAACAACAGTGATATTTGGTTGTATAAATTAGACAGCTTCGGTAATGAAGAAGAACAGTGGACCAGAGTAGATGCAGTTGAAGGCAACAATATAATCTACAACAGTTTATCTAAATCAATTAGAAACATATATTCAGTGTTGACACGAGCAGAAGACAGAATTTCATTGATTTTTTCAGATGGCACATTTGGTAATCTACCCAAAGGAACATTTCGTGTTTACTATAGAACAAGTCGTAAAGAACGAGTAATTGTTACTCCTGACGATATGAGTGGTATATCGATTACTATTCCTTATATTACTAGAACTGGTAAAGTAGAAGATCTAACAATGACATTTGAACTGAAGTACACCATAGACAACAGTTCAACCTCAGAAACAAATGCAAGTATTAAGCGCAATGCACCGTCGACTTATTACACACAAAACAGAATGGTAACTGCCGAAGATTATCAGGTTGCACCTTTGAATGTTAGTCAAGAAATTGTCAAAGTAAAAAGTGTAAACAGAACTGCCAGCGGTATTTCTAGATATTTTGATTTAATTGATGCTACAGGAAAATATTCAAAAACTAATTTATTTGGCACTGACGGTGTATTGTATAAAGAATTTTTAACTCCTAAAACTACTTTTACATTTAATACTAGAACTGATGTAGAAGGAGTGATTGTTAACACTATACAGCCGATATTGAACGATAAAAAAATTAGGAATTATTATTATAACAGTTTTCCTAAAGTATTAGTAGGCGATCTACAAGTTTCTTGGACACAACTTAGTTCAGACACAAATTTAAGCACTGGGTATCTGCAAAACCGTGACGGTATTATTGCAGAACTAGGAAGTTTTACAGGAAGTATACTAAGTTTAGTTGTTCCTGGAACTCTTTTAAAATTTGTTCCTCCGCAAGGATATTATTTTACACCAACCGGAGAGCTAACCACTGAAAATGTAAAAGGATCAGTGTCTTATAAATGGGTTAAAGTATTAAGTGTAGACGGAGCCGGAACCGTAACACAAGACAATGGGTCGGGGCCAGTAGCACTCAATGATGCTATACCTAGCACTGCACTATTAACTGAAATACGCACCAGTTTACCGAATTCTCTAGAGGATGATGTAGCAACACAGGTAATTGATCAAATATTTGCTTACAAAACATTTGGACTTAGATATGCACAAGGACAACAAGCCTGGAGATTAGTCACTGAGAATAATCTTAATGTAGCAGATGAGTTTTCAACTGGTAAAACAGGTGATACAACTAACCAGCAACTAGATGCCAGTTGGCTGCTATTATTCGAAACGGACGGCGAAACTTATACAATTACATTTCGTGGAATGAGATATGTTTTTGAAAGTGATGAAGAAATACGGTTCTACTATGACGGTAGTGATAAAATTTATAATAATCTTACAGGAAAAATTGTTAAAGATAAAATTAAAATTTTAAATATAAACACACAGCCGAATGATATTGTTCCATTTACTGTAGATTTTGACTGGGAAATTATAGAAGAATATCGAGATGCTGAGGGATATGTAGACAGTAAAAAAATACAAATCAGCTTTTTTGACGAAGACGATGACGGTGTAGTAGATAATCCGCAGTTATTTGAAGACATCGTAAATGAAGAATTTCTTACTTTAACAAAATATATTTTTCTAGAAAAAGTTACTACAGCAGACGGAGTTGACGATTTTAGATATATCAGTAATGCAGATTTGAATGTCAAGGTAAAAGAAAATAAAAACAGTCAAATTATAATCAGTCAAGAACAAGATGGACAGCTTTTTTATTTTGCACAAGAAGATATATTTCAAACTCTAGATAAAACAACTGGTACATTTTCAACAGTTAATAATTATCGGGCTAGATTAGGCAGAGATGATTTAAAATTCCAGTATATTCACGCAGCCGACTCCAACTCACGAATTGACCCAAGTGCAAGTAATCTTATTGATATGTATATACTCACAAAGGCCTATGACATTCAATTTAGACAATGGTTAGACGGTACTGTAGCAAATCGTCCGTTGCCGCCTAGCAGTGATAATTTGTTTACAAGTTACGGCTCGCAATTAAATCAAATTAAATCACTAAGCGATGAAATAATCTATCATCCTGTTAAGTATAAAATATTATTTGGTACAAAGGCTGAAACAGATTTGCAGGCAACATTTAAGATTGTAAAAAATCCTGATCTAGTTCTTAATGACAATGATGTGAAATCTCGAGTTATTGCGTCAGTTAATGAATTTTTTGCTTTAGAAAATTGGGATTTCGGAGACAAGTTTTATTTCAGCGAACTAAGCAGTTATGTTATGAATGAATTATCACCAGACCTGGTTACATTTGTAATTGTTCCAGTACAAGAATCACAGAGTTTTGGTAGCTTGTTCGAAATTAAATCTGAATCAGATGAAATTTTTATAAGCGGAGCTACCGTAGACGATGTCGAAATAATTGATGCAGTAACAGCTACCAGACTTAAAGCATCTGGAGTAGTAGTAACTACTAGCACTACATCTAACACAGGCATACAAAGTTCATAAAAGGTGACACTTAATGGCATATGATAACGATCAAAATGAATTTCCTTTACCAGCAGACGGCGAAGAAAGGCGTCGTTCTGAAAGACACCTACCAAAATATTTTAGAACACAGGTAAACAGTAAATTCTTATCTAGCACTCTTGATCAATTAATGCAACCAGGTGTTGCTGAAAAAATTAATTCTTATATTGGTAGAGAAGTTGCCAAAGCATATCAACAAAATGACAGTTATCTCAAGGATGTAAGTTCTAGCAGAGAAAATTATCAATTAGAACCTGCGGCTGTTATCACAGACGAACTAGGAAATGTCGAGTTTTACAAAGACTACAATGATTATATTAATCAAATAAAAAACTTTAACGGCAATACCGATGATCATAGTCGATTAAATGAACAAGAATATTATGCCTGGAATCCCCACATCAATTGGGATAAATTTGTAAACTTTCGTGAATATTACTGGTTACCAAACGGCCCTCAAACAATAAACATTGTAGGTCAAAACACTGAAATTGTCAGCACATATACAGTAAAGTTATCAGATAATCTCGACAATTATGCCTATGTGTTTAGTCCAGATGGATTAACACAAAATCCTACATTAAAACTGTACAGAGGCGTAAAGTATAGGTTTGAAATAGACACTCCCGGATTGCCTATTACTTTTAAAACTAAAAGAAATTTAAATGAAGAATTTCTTCTTAATGAAGGAATATCACTGCAATCAGTAGAAGACGGTGTTGTAGAAATTCAATTAACATCCGAAGCTCCTGACAATATCTATTATGTAGCAGAGAACGACATCAATGCATCTGGCTTGATAAAAGTAGCTAACATTGAAGAAGCAAGTTTTATAGATGTTGAATCAGAAATTATAGGTAAAAAAACTTATACATCAAGCAACGGCATTACTTTATCTAACGGAATGAAACTCAAGTTTCAAGGTGAAGTTACGCCGTCGATTTATCAAGACAATGAGTGGTATGTTGAGGGTGTTGGTGATAGCATACAATTAATCAACGAAAGTTCATTGAATGTTGCAAGCGTGTTTGCCAGCACACTGCCAATTGAATTTGACACAGAAGGCTTTGACAGGGCACCGTTTGATGAGGCTATAGGATTTCCATCAGCCAAAGATTATTTTATCGTAAACCGGGCTTCAAAAGATGGAAATTTATGGAGTAGATATAATAGATGGTTTCATAGATCAGTTATAGAAGAAAGTGCAAGAGCAAATAACCAAACAATAAATGTTGATCAAAGTCAACGAGCAAAAAGACCAATCATTGAATTTAATGCTGGATTAAAACTAGCTAACTTTGGTACTTTTGCAAAAAATGATGTTGATCTAGTAGACGACTTTACTGTTGATATTTTTTCTACAATCGAAGGTTCAGCAGGCTATAATATTGATGGTGTTAACATTACCGAAGGAATGAGAATTCTTTTCACAGCTGATACTGATATCTTAGTAAAAAATAGAATATTTGAAGTACAATTTATAACCTTTGCAAGCGGATCGTTTAATAATAGACAAATTACTCTAGTAGATGTTACTGATACACAACCTAACGAAAACGAAACTGTGTTAGTAAAACAAGGTAACACCTATGGCGGTACCATCCTTTATTATAACGGAAGTAATTGGGCCGCATCACAATCAAAAACAAGTGTAAATCAGCCACCATTGTTTGATGTCTTTGACGAAAACGGATCAAGTTATCAGGACTCTGATGTTTATGATGCAACGACTTTCACAGGGACTAGAATTTTTAGTTATAAACAAAGCACAGGTCCTATAGACTCGGAGTTAGGCATTCCTTTGAGTTATAGAACCATTGAAAATGTTGGTGATATAACTTTTTCTTTTGACTTGTTACAAGATACTTTCAACTATCAAATTGAAAATGAATTATTTACCCGCGGGACTAACATAGGATTTGTTAGATCTTATTCTGATATTAATACTTTTAAAAAAGAAAGTGCTTGGATTAAGGCAGAAAATTTAAGCAGTCAGCCTGTTATTAGACAATATGTATTTGATAATTCTTTTAATTCGTTTGATATAGATGTTTATGATAACAGTGGCAATATAGATGACCTGTGGATAAAAGTTTATGTTAACAATGAACTTAAATTTGAAAACACTGACTTTGTAATACAAACAACGCCAAACAACAATTTAACTGTGGTATTTAATAACGATTTAACCATCGGTGATGTAATTGTTATAAAGACAAAAAGCACCGCACCTAAAAACAATAATGGGTATTATGAAATAGCCAGTAATCTTGAAAAAAATCCATTGAACAATGATCTATCAGAATTTACTCTCGGTGAAGTAAATGATCATGTTTCTAGCATTGTAGAAGAATTAGATAGTTTTAGCGGAGCGTTTCCGGGCGTTAGTAATTTAAGAGATGCAGGTCCACTCAGTGTATACGGCAAGAAGTTTATTAAACACAGTTCTCCTCTAAATTTAGCATTATACCATACAGTGGACAAAGAAGCAAATATTATAAAATCGTTGAGGTATGCTCGCAGAGAGTACGGTAAATTTAAAAGACTATTTTTACAAACAGCCGACGAATTAGGATATGACGGTCCAATCAAAGAACATGTAGATAGAATCTTACAAAAAATTGTAAAAGACAAAACACAGTCAATGCCGTTTTATTTTTCAGATATGGTACCTTTAGGTGCAGCAAAAAGAACCACAATTGAAATAGAAGATGCCGACAGTCAAAACTTTTTTGGTTTAAGCGAAGTATTTAATCTCAACACACCTAGTAGAAAAGCTGTGCAAGTGTATCTCAATGGAACACAGTTGATACATGATAAAGATTACACATTCAACGATGAAGGATTTATTGTTTTAACAAAAACAAAGCAGGTAGGAGACATCGTAGATGTATACGAATATGAAACTACAAATGGTAGTTATGTTCCTCCGACTCCTACTAAACTAGGATTGTATCCAAAGTTCGAACCTACAATGTATAGTGATGACACATATATTGAAACTGCAAATGTAATCCAAGGACACGACGGTAGTATAAGTCTAGCATTCAATGATTTCCGCGACGAATTATTATTAGAATTAGAGCGTAGAATTTACAACAACATTAAGATTGAGTATGATGTAAATTATGTTGACATTTACGAATTTAAAAACGGTGAGCACAGAACAGGCGGCTTTGATGCCAAAGAAATCAATAACGCATTCCTAGCTGATTTTATTCAATGGACTCAACTAATTGACGATGATTATGCAGAAAATAATTCTTTTGAAAGATCTAACTCTTTCACTTGGAATTATAGTTCCATGACAGATTCGCAGGAAAATAGTTTGCCTGGATTTTGGAGAGCTGTGTACAAGCATGCATACGACACAGATCGTCCGCATACTCATCCTTGGGAAATGCTCGGGTTTACAATTAAACCAACATGGTGGGAAAATGAATACGGTCCTGCTCCTTACACCAGCAATAATTTATTATTGTGGGAGGATTTAGAAAAAGGAGTAATTAGACAACAAGATCAAAGATTTACCGTTGATAAAAAATATCAACGACCAGGACTTACTGGACATCTTCCAGTGGACGATCAAGGCAATTTATTAAGTCCTGCATCGTCCGGTTATGCTAAAAATTATATTACTACTAACATTGACAATAGTTTCGAATTTGGAGACCAAGCTCCCGTAGAAACAGCATGGAGAAGAAGTTCAGAATATCCGTTTGCACTAATAACTGCTTGGGCGTTAACTCAGCCGAGTAAATTATTCGGTGTCGGATTTGATAGATTCCGTCAAGTTAGAAATATAGCAGGCGAACTAATTTATTCACCTACTAGTACGCATATTAGATTAGAGGATCTAGTTTTTCCAAACACAGAAAATGAAACCGAACAAAGATTCACCAGCGGACTTGTAAACTATATTGCCGGATACATGGCCGCTAATATAACAACACCTTTTGAAAATTATCAAGATAAGATAAAACAAGTCCGCAATCAAATAGGATTTAAACTTGGAGGGTTTACAGACAAAAGTAAATTTAATTTAATTTTAGACAGTCGTACTCCATTAAATCAAGGCAATGTTTTTATTCCGGAAGAGAATTATAAAATTTTCTTGAATACTAGTACTCCGGTGAATACTTTAAATTACAGTGGAGTTATTATAGAAAAACAACCAGGTGGGTTTGTTGTAAGAGGTTACGATCAAGAACAACCTGTTTTTAAATTTTATCGAGCTATTGCATTAGACAACGATCCGGTTATTACAGTAGGCGGTATATCTGAACCTTTTGTAACCTGGGATAGTAATAAAACCTATACAGTTGGACAAAATGTGGAATACGAAGGGTCGTATTATAGAACCATAGAACAGCATACAAGTTCTCCTGCATTTGACATCGAAAAATTTTCCAAGTTACCGACTCTGCCATTGATTGGCGGACGCTCTGCTTTGTTTAGAAGAAAGTTTTTTGAAAAAAATGTCTCAGAAATTCCATATGGCACTTTATTCAAAACAATTCAAGATGTTGTAGATTTTTTATTAGGATATGAGAGACACCTCGAAACAGTGGGGTTTGTATTTGATTATTTTGACGAGGAAGATGAAACGGTCAACGATTGGAAAAAATCTGCCAAGGAATTTATGTTTTGGACAACACAGAATTGGGCTGCCGGATCAGTTTTAAGTGTAAGTCCTGGTGCAAAACAAGTTAAATTAATATCTGAATATTCCACAGTTGATAATGTGTTTGATAGCTTCTATGGATATACTTTATACAAAGCTGACGGCAAAAAATTAGTTGAAGAATTTTCAAGTTTAAGTAGGCAAAATCCCAACCAGTTTACCTTAAAACCTAAAAATACAGCAGATGGAATATACTCGATTAAACTTCCTTTAGTACAAAAAGAACATGTTATACTATTAGATAATCGCACAGTATTTGGTGATATCATCTATGATTTAGAACCGGGATATAGGCAAGAACGCATTAGGGCACTAGGTTATAGAACAGCAGACTGGGACGGAAGTTTAAACATTCCTGGATTTATCTTTGACGAAGCACCTGTATCTGAATGGGAATCTTGGAAAGATTATGCAATCGGAGATCTTGTAAAATACAAAGAATTTTATTACGCCGCAGATACAAAAATATCAGGCAAAGAATCTTTTGACAGTAAGGAATGGAACAGACTACCACAACGACCAGAAGCAGGTCTGTTAACTAATTTTGATTACAAAGTAAATCAATTTGCAGATTTTTACGATCTAGACAGTGATAATTTTGACATAGAGCAACAACGATTTGCACAACATTTGATCGGATATCAAAATAGAAACTATCTAGCAAATATTATTAATGATGATGTAAGCCAATATAAGTTCTACCAAGGATTTATACAAGACAAAGGAACTAAAAATTCTTTAACCAAACTTTTCGATGTGTTGGGTAATACTGAAAAGGATAGTTTAGAGTTTTATGAAGAGTGGGCTATTAAATCTGGACAATATGGAGTGTCAGATGGCTTTGAAGAAATAGAGTTTCTGTTAGATGAAGAAAAGTTTAGATTGGCTCCTCAACCTGTTGAGCTAGTGCAAACAACAACAGGCGAAGAAACAGACTTAATTTATAGAATAAGACCTTTTGAAGTTTATCAAAAAACAGAAAACTATGACCACACTCCGTTTCCAACAGTGTATATAAATGACGGGTACACTAAAAACAGTGGATATGTTAATCCAGAAGATGTCCAGCACATTGCATCTGACTACAATGCAATATTAGACATCGATTTTTCTGATTGCAAAAACAATGATTATATCTGGGTAGGTAACGAAGGGGTATCTTGGAATGTTTATAAACACACAGACACTGATTGGTTGATAGAAAGTGTAATTGGCGGTGAGACCGAGTTTACAATTGTTTTAGATACTACTCCTCGAGACATAGAAGTAGGAGAAATTTTAGGAGTCTATGATTTAATAACCACCGAAATTACTGTAGAGGACAGTACCTATCCAATTATTACTCAAACCACAGCAGCAATTGGCAGTTTTTATAAAGTCAAAGATGTGGTGTTGAACAAAATTATATTTGAGACCACAGAAAAAATAGATGATATAGAACAGTGCAAAGGAAAAGTCAGTAGATTTACAAGTGCAAGAAGCAGTAATCTTTTAAATGCAAATCAATTTGCACAACAAGGCGTTAACGCCAATGATATTATTTGGGTAGATGACGACGACACTAGACAATGGACGGTATTAAAAAATAATCAAGGATTTGATCTACTTGAAACTGTAGCAAATCACGAAGGCGATAGCACTGATCAAGAATATGCTTATGCACTAGCAACTAACAGTGCAAATACAGTTTTAGCAGTCGGGGCTCCTAATCACGAAGACGGAAAGGTGTACATTTATTTTAGAGGAAGCAATTCTTCTAATTGGAAATTAACGCAGACACTAGAGCCCAGCGGAGTTGCCGATGCAAGCCAAAGGTACGGTCATTCTATTGCAATGTCACCTGACGGTCAGTATTTGGTTGTAGGCTCCCCTGATGCATCCAATGTTAAAACTAATTTCAAAGGAAACTACGCAACCCAAACAGATTACCTTACAGGTGATATAGTAAAATATCAAGAAGTTCTTTGGCAAGCTGTCACAGATGTACAAGGAGCCGAATCTAACATTGTATTCGGAAGCTTTGCGGGAGTAGCGCAATCCATTGAAAACTTAGACATTGATAGATTTCAATCTCAAAAAGTTAATACTATATTAACTGGTAATTATCCTTTTGAAAATCAAACAACAGATCATTTAATCATACGAGCTCCTAGAGATATGTATGAAGGATCAGCAATTGGTGATCAAATAAAATTAAAATGGAATCTGTTAACATTTGCCAATCAAGATCAAACAGTAATCCAAGAAAGACAGCCGTTTGACAATGAAATATCAGGTATCGATCAAACTTTCTTAACAGACAGTCACGAAATTAGATTTAAGATTGATGCAATTTTGTTTGTTGATGCTTCGACAAATGTTCCAAGCGTGGGATCTAGAGTAGAAGTAGAAAATGCGTTTGGAACAGTAGAATATACCTACCTCGAAGGAGCAAGACTGACCATATACCTTAAAGATGTAAATGGTCAATTTCCACAAGCAGATAGTTTGTTTACTTCAGAAGGTGATTTCGTAGGTGAGTATGAAAGAGTAGCTCCAGCAGAAACCATAGACACCTCAAATGAGTATGGCGGTTTTTGGGCGATTAATACACCTGATTACGATGTAGTCTCCGCCACTGAGGACGAGGGCAGAGGGCTAGTGTATGTTGACTTTATTCCAAATGGTCAACCAGATACAAATAGATTCTACTACAATATATTAGATTTTGATACCACTGCTATTAGCAGTGAAAACACTTTGAATAGTTATGTAAAAGTCCTATCGTACCAGTCACCGGGCGGCGGTGAAGGCGGAAGCACAGATCCTTTCTTATCAGATTTATTTGTTGTTAGAGCACCAAAAGAGTTAACTGATACTTTAAATGTGATAACTCCAGGGGATCAAGGCAATGACCAGATTGATCTTTATATGCCTCTATTGCAAAGATATTATATAGACCTATCACAGCCTTTGGAAAACAATGTAGAGTACTTTGTTATTGTAAACGGAGTAAGAGTGGATGATCCGTTTTTTGGAACTACTCTGCAAACAAATCCTAATGCAGAAACTGCAACAATAATTGGTGATGGACAACAAACAAGAATTTATTTTGATGACCTTGGAATTGAATTCGAACCTACTGATCTCCTACAAATACAAAGAAGCCAGACTCTTGTAAATGTAGTTTCAACAAATATATTTGGTACAGTTTTACAGGATATTAATCTAAGTTATTCCACATTTAATCGTAGACACACTGTTTATGATCTATGGGACGGATATATCAATTTGGACTTCACAGTTCTTAACACAGCTACAGGAGAACCGTACGAACCTAGAATAGGTGATACGGTTGAAGATGTAACAACTGGTGCTCAGGCTACAGTAGCCTATTATCAAAGAAATTCACTGAATGCAACTATATTTGTAAAAGATGTAACAGGAGACTGGAGTCTAGGCAATCAATACGGAGACAATGCAGAAATCAAATATCTAGGAACGCCTGGGGATCCTGATCCTGCATATCGTAATGATCAGGTTATGGGACAAACACAGTTTATTGGTCTTGGATTTGACAATGCCGGAATTGGAAAATTAATAATATTAAGCAATGGAGCTAATATTTCTGTACCTGACCAAGACATCATTGTTGACAACGAATACTGGTTATACAGAGAAGAAGATGTGCTTGGTATACCAAGAACAGCCAGCATTCCAGGACAAGACAACAACGACTGGCAAAGAGCATTTAATATCCCAGCAACAGTTTTAGGAACTGCCAGCGGTCTGAGTAACGAAGGGCTTTATTCGGTCTATATAGCAGAAGGCAGTGGCAGATTCAGTTTAGTCAACGATTATTCGGTTGCAGAAAAACAGAATAATTTTAAGTTAGGCTCAAAGATTAAATTAACTAAATTTAATAGTTTATATAGACTTTTTGTACAAGCCACAGGTGATCGAGATATAACTGGCAATGATGAAGACTTTACATCTTGGGGTAGAATATATTTTGTTAATCAAGGTGTTGATAACTTTGGTAATACCTGGACCTGGGACTTTGCAAGAGATAAAAACTTTGCTGGCCAGTTCAATACCTCAGTGTCTTATATTGAAAACGATGTAGTGTTTCATAATGGAGAACTTTATTCAGCAACTACAAATATTACTCCAGGATCTTTTAATAACAATGACTGGCAATTGATACCAGATGAAGAACGCACTGAATATGTAGGATACATACCCAATGACACTGATCTAATTTTAGGAGAAGATTCTAGCACGGTGTTATCTGCCACAGAAGATCTTCTAGCTTTTGCAATAGATTTTGATGTATCAGAAAATGGCGAAGTACTGGTAGTCTCTAATAATAACAGAACTTCAGCACCTAATCAAGTGTTAATTTACAGATCGTATAACGGCAATTATTTAAAATCGCAGACCATAGAAGCTCCTGATAACCTTGTAGGATTTGGTGATGTGATTAGTATTAGTTCGGATGGCACAATTATTGCAATAGGACTTCCATTTGAAGACTCTAAAAAACTAGATCAAGGTCAAGTTCACATTTACGAGCAAATTAATGGAACTTTTGTACAAACACAGATCCTTAATAGTCCTAACAATGAAAGTGCTGAAATTTTTGGCCAATATCTAAACTTTGATAATAATACATTAATAGTTACAGGAAAAAATGCTGATAGTTCAGAAACTACGACTTTTGACACAAATACAACAATATTCGATAACGGATTTACAACATACAAAAATTATGACAACGACAGTGGCGTAATTTATGTGTACGAAAGAATTAATAACACACTGGTTTATGCACAAACTTTGTCATACACAGACAGTGCTGTTGATTATTTTGGTAGAAATATTTTAATTAAAAATAATCACGTCTATGTTGGGTTACCGAGATTCATTAGCCAGGCAGGTAAACAAGGTTCACTGGTTGATTATAGACGCAATGAGGATGTAAGTCTTTGGGAGACATTAAGAGAGCCTAAATTTACTGTTAATTTAGAAAAAATTAAAAGAGTAATACTATACAACACCAAAGAAAATGAACTCCTACAGTATCTTGATTACATTGACCCCATACAAGGAAAAGTAGCAGGACCTGCAGAACAAGAAATTAGTTTTAAAACCTATCTCGATCCTGCCACATATACACAGGGAACATCCAGTGTTAATGTGGACAATACTAACAGTTGGGGAGAAGAAAGTGTAGGCCGTGTTTGGTGGGATCTAACAAATGCTAAATTTTTGAATCCGTACCAAGGAAATATTATATTCAGTGCCAACAATTGGAATACCTTGTTTGATTCAAATACCATAGATATCTACGAGTGGGTTGAAAGCGATGTGCTACCTAGTCAATGGGACGAAATAGCCGATACCGAAGAAGGCATTACTCAAGGAGTAAGCGGAAAAAGTCGATACGGTAATGCAGTGTATGTTCAAAAACAGGTATACGACAGTATTGCTCAAAGTTTTACAAACAAATATTACTTCTGGGTAAAAGATAAAACCACCGTACCCGATGTTGAGTGGAGAAATATCTCTGTTAACAATGTTGCAAAATTAATAACAGATCCTGCATCTCAAGGATATAGGTTTATAAACTTTATAAGTGATAACAGTTTTGTTTTACATAACTGTGATAATTTAATTAAAAACAAAGATGTAGCACTTAGTATACAGTATTGGACCATCGAAAATCAAGAAAATAATATTCATAATCAATATCAAATTCTCACAGAAGGGTTAGAATCAAGTTTTCCTAGCACAGACATTGAAAGAAAATGGTTTGATAGTTTGATTGGATATGACGAACAATTTAGAATAGTTCCGGATCCTAATATATCCACAAAACAAAAATATGGTATATTGAATAGACCAAGACAGAGCTGGTTTGTTAATAGATTTGAAGCTTTAAAACAAGTAATTGAAAGAGTCAATGGTGTACTAAAAGAAAATCTAATCATCGATGATAAAGATATAACACCGTTATTGGAAAGTGATCCGCCTCCGTCAACGCTTACCAATCTATACGATACCACTGTGGATACTGTAGCAGATCTCGATTTTGTAGGTGTAGCAAGAGCTGATCGGGCTGTGTTAACACCTGTAATCGAAGACGGCAAAATTACTCGTGTTATTATTGACAATGCAGGTAGAGGATATTTAACTCCGCCAACAGTGACAATATCTGGTCAAGGATCGGATGCAGTAATACAAACTAGTATAGATTCTCTGGGTAAAATCAGTGGTGTTACAATTATTAACCAAGGGTTTAATTATAATAGCAACACTGTTCTTTCAGTGAGACGATTCACTGCATTAGTAATCAATGATGAAACTATTCAAGGCAAGTGGGCACTATATGAACGAAACAGCGATACTCGAGAATGGCTGAGGACAGAAAGTCAAGCCTACGATGTAACTCTTTTTTGGGACTATGTAGATTGGTATGCTAATGGAGTCAGTGAGTTTACAAATATTGATTATTTGATCGACGAAAGTTACGAACTTCAGAGCTTAGACGACGACATAGGTGATATAGTTAAAATTTCTAATATCGGCACCGGCGGTTGGCTGTTATTAGAAAAAATTGATGAACAAGATACACCCGATTACACAGTCAATTACAGAACAATAGGCAGACAAAACGGCACAGTGCAATTTAAAGATACTTTGTTTGACAATAGTTTAAGTTTAGTAGGGTTTGACAGTATTAGTTATGACACCAAATTCTTTGACAGTCAGCCTACTATCGAAACACGAATTATTTTAAATGCCTTGAAGAATAATCTATTAATCGACGAACTAGCAATTGAATACAATGCACTATTCTTTGCAAGTTTAAGATATGTATTTGCAGAACAAGGATATGTAGATTGGGCATTTAAAACAAGTTTTGTAAAAGCAAAACACAATGTTGGTGAATTAAGAGAAGATATTACATTTAATAATGACAATTTACCTAGCTATGAGGAATACTTAAATGAAGTAAAACCATACAAAACAAAACTAAGAGAATATTTGAGCAGCTATGAAAAATTAGACAATACTCAGTCAATGGTTACAGATTTTGATCTGGCACCTGCTTATAATGAAACTTTCAAACAAATTCTTCCGCAAACAGTTAGAGTAGTAGATAATAATATTATAGGCACAAATGCTGATCTAGAAACATACCCTAATAGACATTGGTTAGACAATGTTGCCTACGAAGTAACAAGCATTGAAATAGCAGACGGTGGTTCAGGTTACACATTTCCACCTGTGATTGCCCTAGAAGGCGGTGGCGGCTCAGGTGCCGAAGCTCAGGCAATTTTAGGTAACAACGGGTCTATCACAAGTGTAGTTGTTACAAATACCGGCAGCGGATATATCAGTGCACCTACTGCAACCATTGAAGGCACACAGACCGAAAGCGGCATTCCTGCACAACTGTCAGTGATAATAGGCAACGGTCTAGTAAGAAGTATGCATACGGCAATCAAGTTTGACAGAATCAGCGGAACCTTTCAAGTTACTAAACTTGCAGAAACTGAAACATTTGTTGGTTCAGGCTCCAAATACATATATCAACTTGTTTGGCCAATGGATCTAAGAAATACAACCATCGAAGTAACCGTCAATGGAAATCTAGCTCTAAGCAGTGAATATACATATTACAATGTCAAAGACACAAGTAAAGGATATGATAGATATTTCGGAACCATAGAATTTACTACTCCGCCAACGGCAAACGCAAATATCGTTGTAAATTATAGAAAATCGATCAATTTATTATCTGCTCAAGACAGAATAAATCTTTTTTACGATCCTAGCACAGGACAATATGGAAAAGATTTAGGTCAATTAATGGACGGAATTGACTACGGAGGCGTTGAAGTTAAGAGTTTTGAATTCAGCGGAATATCTGGATGGGATACTGATGATTGGTATAATGGCATATGGGATACCTACGATACTACATTTGATGATGAAATTTTTGAATTAGACGGATCCACACTGGCATTAGATCTTGCACAACCTTTGGCAAATGGCGTAACATATAACATTTATAAAAATAATGTAAGAATTGATGATCCTTTGTTTGGAACCGGCAACGAAACTAATCCAAATGCCCTATTACCTAGCTTTATTGGTGACGGACAAATTCAGACTATAAATCTAGGAGATTATGATATCCCTGCAAATTCGGGAGATGTATTTGTAGTAAGAAAGATAGACAGCGACGGAAGTTTCTTACCAAGTCCGGACAGCTACGATACAATAATCCAAGGTGGAAATCTAGCTTATTCTACTGCTACAGGACTTAATGCAGAACACATAAACATAGACGGAGACGGATTTGTAACGCCAATGACTAGCAAAGGACCTGAGGAAGTCATACCAGGTCAAGTACTAGACACAGTTGACATACAAGTATACGAGCAACCAATACAAGGCGGCGGATTAATTACCTTAAGAAATTACATAGGCGACGGAAGTACTAAAACATACAATTTAGGCACAGAACCTTTGACTGAAGAATCACTGTTTGTAAAAATAGATTATTCGATTCAACCACCGTCGAATTATACCGTTGACTATGAGGCTCAAACAGTTACTTTTGACACGCCCCCGTCTGACAATTCAAGAATTAATATTCTAATTATAGGAATATCAGGCAATCGTGTGTTAGACATAGATAGCTTTACAGGCGACGGATCCACCAATGATTTCTTGACAAATGTTCGTTGGAGAGAAAATCTAAATTATATTGCAACAGTTAATGGAGAAATACTTCCAAGCATACTTGTAGAATCAGATGATTCTTTTGAAGTTCCTGAAAATGTTGTTATTAGATTTGCACAACCACCTGCAGAAGATGCAAAAGTTAATTTTGCATTGTTCGAAGGAGAAACACAAAATTATAGCACAGTGGTAATTGATGAATTTGAAGCAGACGGTAGCACTACAGCATTTGAACTAAGTCGGTCATTGTTTGAAAGTACTCCTGGAAATTTTTACACTATTGTAAAAGTCAATGATCAAATTTTAAATGCAGGATACAATGAAATATTTGAAATATCATCTATAAGAGAATATCAATTAAAACTTTATCAAATACCAACAGGAACAATCAATGCAGGTGAAGTAGAAGTTTATTTAAATGATGAAAAATTGACATTTTTACAAGATTGGAGTTTTGAAGGAGCAGGAGCCTTTGACCCACAACAATCATTGGATACTCAAGCAGGCAGCACAATAATTCTAAAAGACGATATAGGAACAACCGGCGATAAATTAAGAGTTTTTGTAATTAGTAACGGCGAATATAGATTCGGTTATTTTGAAGATTCAACATCTGATGATTACGATGCTTTTGTATCAACACCGGGTACATTATACCTAGACGATCCTTATAACATTGGAGATACTATAACAGTCTATCAATTCAGCAATGATAAATCTCAGGGTATTGACAGACAGAATTACGATGTAATAGAACGCACACCATTGACATTGCAGTCAAATGATTACTACGAGCTTCGTCAGCTTCGTACAGGGTTAATTCCTTTGCGCAGTAAGGCACTGGACACACAATATGTGTGGGTGGTAAAAAATGGAAACTTACTAAATCCAAGTGTTGATTATAATGTCACGGAAAATCGTCGCTATGTTAAATTGGTCAACGGCTTAGAAGAAAATGATGTAATAGAAACAATACACTTTGCAAATGTTAGATTAAAAAACAAATTCGGCTGGCGCCAATTTAAAGATATGTTAAATAGAACTGCATATCATAGGATTGATAATTCGTCTTCGAATATTCTAATCAGAGAATTAAACTGGTATGACAGAACTATAGTACTAAATGATGCTGATAACTTGCCAACTCCTACAAATAGACTGCCAGGTGTAGTGTTTATTAACGGAGAAAGAATAGAGTATTTTGTTAAAGACGGCAATGAATTAAAACAACTAAGACGCGGAACATTAGGTACTGGAGTACCTTTGGTACATTTAACAGGCACTGCTGTGCAAAATCAAAGTAGAGATACTGTAATGCCGTATAAAGACGAGACTGCAACTACTATTTTTGATGGCGATGAAACAACAAATACATTTGAATTAGATTTTACACCTTCTGGAGTACACGAATTTGAAGTATTTGTTGCCGGTCGTAGACTACGAAAAAATGCAATCAGTGCATATCAATTTGAGTATACCAGTAATGGAGAAGTTATTTCTTCAATTGCACAAGATTCTCCAGAAGGTGATGTAATATTACCAGCAGAATTCGCTGTAGAAAATAATACGCTGACACTTTTAGAGCCGCCAGGTGTTAATCAGAAAGTTATTATAGTTCGTAAAATAGGAAAACTATGGACAGATCCTGGTACACCTTTAAGCAATGCTGACACAGATATTGGAAGATTTTTAAGAGCAAAAACAGTTGATTTACCGCGATAAATACACAAGCAGGAAAACAAAATGACAGACAAATTTAAAGACATGAACGGCGTTCTACTTCAGGGACATATAAAAATATCGGATCCAAATTCTGGAGAAGTCTTGATAGATAAAAGAAACGCAATTCACTATGAAAATATGAGTATTAGCCTTGCAGAAAGTCTAGGCAATGGCGGACAAGGCTGGATTTATGAAATGTCTTTAGGCAACGGTGGAACCAGTGTTGATCCAACTGGTATTATCACTTACTTAACTCCTAACTCTACCGGTACAAATGCAAGTCTGTATAATCAAACTTTTTCCAAAGTAGTAGATGATCGCAGTGTAAACAATGTAGACCCTGTAAGAAATAAAATAGAAACAAGACATGTAAGCGGAACAAATTATACAGACATACTAGTAACTTGTCTGTTAGATTACGGTGAACCAACAGGACAAGATGCATTTGATAATGCAACTGACATAGATAGTTTATATGTTTTTGACGAACTAGGCCTTAGATCTTATAGCTCTTCCGGATCAGGTCGACTGTTGACTCATGTAGTTTTTCATCCTGTACAAAAGTCATTAAACAGATTAATTCAAATTGATTACACAGTTCGTGTTCAAAGTCTAACAGGGTTCAATGAGGGGTAATTGAATGGCATACGAAATATCATATACCGACCAGGCTAATAAAGGCACAATTACCATTGAAGATGGTGTATTAAATCAAGAAACTAGTTTAGATATACCTGGCAGAAATACCACAGCCTACGGCACAGCCATCGGAGAGAATTTTTTACATCTTTTAGAAAGTTTCGCAAACAACACAGAACCTGATCGTCCAGTAGAAGGACAGCTTTGGTATGACACTTCCTTAGGTGCAGAACAATTGAAAGTCTATGACGGTACTAATTGGGTTCCTGCCGGTGGAATTATAAGAGCAACAACTGAACCTGATGCAGTAAACAGTCAAATTGGCGATTTATGGGCTGATACAGATAACCAGCAATTATATCTTTTTACAGGTTCGGGCTGGATTCTAGTAGGCCCACAATTTAGTGCAGGTCTAGCCACAGGCGCATCGCCAACCACAATCACCGGAACAGACAACAGCGAATACACAGCAATACTTGTTGAAGTATCTGCTCAGCCAGTTGCAATTATTTCAAATCAAACATTTACACCAAAAACCACTATTCCTGGATTTACAACAATTAATCCAGGAATAAATTTATCTACGAGAGACATAGCAGGCGACGGCGGTCCAAAATATTATGGAACTGCACAAAAAGCGGAAAGCTTAATAGTAGCAGGGGAAACAGTAGATGCTGGTCAATTTGTAAGAAAAGATGTAACAGGAACAACACTGTTTCCTATTAATATTCAAAACAACCAGGGAATTAATTACGGCGTCAATGCCGAACTTAACATAGGCGTCGAAGGAACTGCTGGAATTATTCAACATCAAATTGAAGGATCTAATATTGATATTCGAGTAAGAAATTCGGGCACCACACAGACGGTGATGCGAGTCGACTCGAGTCTACGAGTAGGTATTAACAATGAAGCACCAGACGAAGCACTAGATGTTACAGGTAATGTACAAACAAGCGGAAAGATATTATTAAACGACACCACAGAAAGTAACACATTCGGAACCGGTAGCTTGATAGTCAAGGGAGGAGTTGGCATTGCTAAAAACTTAAATGTTGCAGGCGATGTAAAATTTACTAATTTAACAACAACCCAAAACATTGTACCAGACACAAATAATACTAGAAGCTTGGGAACTGCATCCTTTAAGTGGCGAGAAGTAAACGCAACTACTTTTAAAGGAAATTTAGAAGGAAATGTAAGCGGTACGATCACAGGCAGAGCAGGATCTGCCGATAAAATTACTAGTGCTACAACTTTCAGAATGTCAGGAGATGTAATTGCTGACGACTTTATTTTTGACGGCCAAACTGGCGGAAGTACAAAAACTTTTACAACTACAATTAGTAACCAAATAGTTGCAGCCAAAGATGAAGTACTAAGTTCTCAGGTCGATGACGAACTCTTGATTAACAGAGTTTCAGGAAATACAGGACTATTTAAAATTAGCAGAAGAAATCTCCTGGATGCTGTGCCAACTAATCCGCCAGGTGTAATTTTACCATATGGAGGTAATGCTGCACCTACAGGATGGCTGTTATGCGACGGAGGTCAATATAGAATAGCGGACTATCAGGCATTGTTTGACATTATAGGTTACAATTTTGGCGGCCGTTCTTCACTACCAACCGGAGTTTTTAAAGTTCCTGATCTTAGAGGAAGAACACCGCTGGGTGCAGATAACATGGGAGGAACAAGTGCAAATGTTGTTACAGCACCTTCGGCAGATGTTATTGGTGCTACAGACGGATCCGAAACTGAAAATATTTTAGTGGAAAATCTACCAGAACACAAACACAACCTTAGAGGCGACAGCGGAGATCAGTACTATGCAATTCGAGATGTCAGTGGTACACCCAATGACGATGAAGCAATTATTTACGATGCTCCTACTGCAACAGGCAACGGCCAAGCCTTGTCAGACAGCGGAGGCGTTATAACCGGTATAGGCGAAACTCTTGGAACTCCTTTAAATACAATGAACCCAACAATGACCGTAAATTATATAATTTACACTGGTAGGAATGTATAATGACATATAGACTCAACAAAACCAACGGCGACTTACTTGTAGATCTAGTAGATGGCCAAATTGATAATTCGATTACAGATATCACGCTTGTAGGAAGAAACTACAAAGGATTTGGTGAGTTTATAAATGAAAACTATATCAAATTATTGGAAAATTTTTCTAGCACAAGTGCTCCTAGTAATCCATTGTCAGGACAACTATGGTGGGACACCAGCGACCAGCGATTAAAGGTCTACGACGGTTCTACATTTAAAGCAGCCGGCGGCCCTATTGTAAGCAATCAACAACCTCAAATGGTTGCAGGTGATCTATGGATTGATAATGAAAATAACAAACTCTACTTTTTCGATGGCACTGATCTAGTTCTAGTAGGTCCTGAATACAATGCCGAACAGGGAAAAACAGGATTTGAAGTAATATCTTCAATTGACTCGACAAGTGTTGATAGAACATTATTGATGTTATACATAGGAGGAACTCTGCAAGGAATTTTTGCAAATGCAACTTTTTACCTCCCTCCACAAACAATACCTGGTTATCCATCTGATCCTAACGATACTGCTAGTCCAAACAGACAATTAATTCAACAAGGATTTAATCCTGTGAGCTCTGCTGATTTTAATTTTAGAGGAATAGCAGATTCTTCTAGAGCACTAGTAGACGATGCAGGCGTAGAAAAAACTGCGGCAAACTTTATTCCTTCAGATTCAAATGGATTTACTACTGGAAGTTTGAAAGTTCAAAATAGTGCGGGTCTAAGTGTTGGTGTCGGTGATACAGAGTATGTTATATTGAAAGTCTCAGGAAATACCAGTACTTTAGAAGGGCAAATATCTGAATCTGACATGCAATTTAGAGTGCGTCAAGGCAACAGTTTCTACTCGAGCATGTATGTAGATGCCAGTGAATTAAAACTAGGAGTGTGGAACAATACACCATCTGTAGAATTAGATGTAACTGGTGCAGGAAAATTTAGTGGAGACTTAACAGTAGGCGGTAATCTACTAGTAGAGGGTGATGCAACATATTTGAATGTTTCTACTCTAACAGTGCAAGATAAAAACATTGAATTAGGATTATTGGATGACAGCACAGAAGGAAATGATGCTACTGTAGACGGTGCTGGTATTATCGTAAGATCAACTGACGGTAGCAAGGATTTAACCTGGGAGCAATCTACAGGAAATTGGACATCAAACCAAAATATTGATCTATCAACTGGAAAGTCATACAGAATTGCAGATGCATTGGTGTTAGATTCCACAACACTAGGGTCAACTGTTGTTAACAGTAGTTTAACAAATCTAGGTGTGCTAGAAGAGCTTACTGTGGACAACATTTATATCGATGGAGTTTCCATAGAAAGAATAAACGGCGCAGGTATTAACATTGTTGCTAAAGGTGACATTCTAGTTGACAGTCAAAAAATTAATGGTGTTGCTGCACCTGCTAGAGGAACTAGACAATCAGACTTTACATACACAGGCGGGGATTCTGATAGTTATGTACCTACAAAAGGATATGTAGATACTGCATTAGAAAACGAACCAATTGTAATGGCTCTAGATATTACTGGATTATCTAATCCTAGTTCAGGAAATCCTTACACTGATGTTGTGGGTATATTAGAATCATTATATCCTGCGGCTGCTAAAGCAGGATCAATTGCTAGAATACATTGTACATCTTACACAGGAGCTACAGTATCTGGAATTGATGTACAATCAGCAATGACAAAAAGTTATATCAGTGTTGACAAAGATAATAATGCATCCAGTGAGTCAGTTGTTCAGGACATCAACTTTGGCGCTGCCAGCGGCTCCGCGGTACTATCACCAACTAGGTCTTTAATGACATTCAGTTCTAATGGAGGATCCTGGGTTTGGCAAAGCACTGTATAAAAACACATACGATAAATACAATATATTAGAGGGGTTCGCAGATGGCGTATACTATTGATAGATATAACAATACATTATTAACAGTTGTTGAAGATGGAACAATTGATCAAACCACCGATCTTAAACTGGTTGGTAAAAATTATGCAGGTTATGGTGAAATACAAAATGAAAATTTTGTATTTCTGTTAGAAAATTTTAACGGCGCAAATCCTCCTCCCAAAGCAGTCAGCGGACAAGTATGGTTTGACAGCTCCAGTAAAAAATTAAAATTCTATGATGGCGCCAAATTCCGTACAACCGGCGGTGCAGAAGTAAGTCCAACAATTCCGAGCGGATTAACCGAAGGTGATTTTTGGTGGGACACAGCCAATGAACAATTATATGCATATAATGGCACGGACTTTATTTTAGTAGGACCGCAAGATGCAGGAGACGGCGTTACACAAATGCAATCTCGCACAGTGCGTGACACTCTAGGAAATAGTCGATCAGTGATTGTTTCTCTGGTTAATGACGAAATTATACATATAATCAGTTCTCAGCAATTTACAATAGATAGCTCAGATGCTGAAAATGCTATCGCAGGGTTTGATGTAGTTCGTCAAGGAGTCACACTTAAAAATACAACCAATTCCACAGGCGGTGCTACTAGTACTGATCATCGTTTTTGGGGAACAGCTTCAAACGCTGACAAACTTGGCGGCATCAGCGCAGCTAATTATGTACAAACTGGAAATGCCAACTTTGGAACTTTGGTAAGTTTTGCAGATGCCGGTATAGCAGTTGGTGATTCAAACGATTTAAAAATTAAAATTGAAAATGACAATCAAGCAGTAATTGCAAACGAAGTAGGAACATTAATTAGTTTTAGAGCCAAAGACGGGCTAGGCAATATTAAAAATCCATTGCGAATTCAAGCAAACAGTGTTATTCCAGGTCTTCAAGCAGATCAAACCACTACAGAAGTGGTTACTCTTGGCTCAACTACGAGACAGTTTAACAATGTATATGCAACTACTTTTACAGGAACTGCAACCACATCATCTACACTGAAAGTTTCTGGCAATGAAAGATCTGGATCAACCAGTGCAACTGCTAACACAGTAGCAGTAAGAGATTCAAACGGAGATATATTTGCTAATCTGTTTAGAGGAACAGCAACCAGTGCTCGATACGCAGATTTAGCAGAAAAATATACAACAGAACAGGAATATTCTGTTGGCACAGTAGTGGCAATTTGTGAACACATAGATCACGAAATGGAACTAGCAAATGCATCCGACGTGGTTGCAGGCGTTATTTCAGAAAATCCAGCATATCTAATGAATTCCGAAGCACAGGGTCAAGCAGTTGCACTGAAAGGCAGAGTTCCGGTTCGAGTGTATGGACCTGTTAACAAAGGCGACAAAGTATTTGTTGAACAAGACGGTATAGCAAGTGCATTGGGCAACGGCGACCTAGTTGGTATAGCCTTAGAAACTAATTCCTCTCAAGAAGAAAAGCTAGTTGAATGTTTCCTAAAAGTATAAATAAATAATATATGCGTATATTATTAGAGGTTAAAATATGACTGTCAGTTCTGGTAACGATATAAATGCTGCAGATTACAACGGATTACAAAGTAGAATAAATAATATTCTAGGAAATGGTTCTGGAACATCTGGATACGGGCAAAGTCTTTCAAGCTCTCAAGTAACTGCAAATGTAACTAATATTACAGCATCAAGAATGGATCAGCTAAGAACTGATATGAATAAAGCCTATGCTCACCAAGAAAATACAAATTCAAATCTAGGCAATATACAAGTAGGCAACATCGTTGGAGCTAATGCCAGTAATACTGGATCCACTGCCGGTGTTGGTACCAGTAATATGACAGACTCCACTAAAGGATTCAATGATTATTTTTCGTTAATGACAACAATTGAAAGTAATAAATTAACAGTTAATCCAAATCAGGCATCAGTGGAAGCAGCAATTACTAGTCAACGAACAACAGCCTGGAACGGAACAATTACACATTCTTTTACAGTAACATTTAATAATGCAGATCATCGTAGACATTTTTTTAATGCAGGCGGCGAAATTAGATTTACTGCAAACATTTCAGGCGGTAGCGGCGCAAAGACCAACGATTGGAGAACCATGTTATCTAACATGGGAACAATTAAATTTAATTATACAAGCACTACTTCAACCGGAACAGGCACAGGATCATCTATAGGTAATTATGACTTGTCAGGTTCTTATCAACAAATATTTCAAAAAAGCGGTAGTGGTGTTTACGCAGAAAATGATTACATTGTAAGAGCTAAATCCAACTCGAGCAGTCAAATTCAGTTCGAAGTAAGATTTCAAGACGACGATGTTGGGGATCAACAAGGTGGATTTTTACCTGGACCAGCAGTTGATGAAAATGTAAACGGAACAATCACTAGCACAATTCAACAATTCCGTGCAACAGGATCAAATGTTAGCGTACCTAGTCCTAGCTATTCAAACACTTCAACTCTCTAAAAATTCTTGACACTTGGCCTTCTTTAATATATAATTAACTAGAGGAGGCTCTATGGACGAAAGACTCAAAAAAGCACTTGACTTTTCTAATTTTATGGTCACTCTTAACAACCAAAAGAGAGTTTTACAAGAGACTTATTACCAGGATCTTATTTTATATTATAAAGGCGGACAGTTCACAGCAACAAAAGAACTAATTTGTTTTTGCCAAACCATGCTGAACAACAAGCAAAATACTTTAGTTTTAGTAGACGATAACAACATTCCGATCAAAATAGAAGATTTGTCCTTGTTTAATAATGATGTCTGCGATACATATCTTTCTGCATCCAATAAATTCCTTGCAGAATACAATAAACTGAAGAAAAACAGAAACGTCGAAAAATTGGTTGAATATGACTAAAGGAGTTCTAGTTTTTGCTAGAAACAACAGCCAAGTTGACTATGTTAAGCAAGCATACTTCCTAGCAAAACAGGTAAAAACCATATTAGATTTACCCACAACTGTGGTAACTGACAACACAGAATATCTTGCCTCTGCATATCCAGATTATGAAATGGTATTTGATCATGTTATAGAAACTGTATGTGAAACGTCGGATCATACATTTAAAAGTTATTACGATGGATCCTGTGAGCAAACAAAATTAGAGTTTAAAAACGAAACAAGAACATTAGCTTACAATCTAAGTCCGTATCACGAAACACTGATCCTTGACAGTGATATTGTGCTGTTAGACGATAGTTATTTGTTTTGTTTTGAACAAACACAAGATTTTTTAATTTATGATCAAGCCTACGATCTTGCAGGTTTTAGAGATTATTCTGAATTTGATTTTGTCAGTGACACAGGAATAAAATTTTATTGGGCAACTTGTGTGTTTTTTAGAAAAACCACAGAGAACAAAATCTTTTTTGATTTACTGCAACACATACAAGAAAATTGGAGACACTACAATTCGATCTTTCAAATAAATCGCAGTGTGTATCGTAATGATCATGCATTCAGTATTGCAATCCACATAATGAATGGATATCAAGAAGGTAAATTTGCTGGATCAATGCCGGGCAAGTTATTCTACACCACTGATAAAGATATCTGTTGGCAAATTCACAACAATGAAATATTAATTTTATTAGAAAAAGAAAATCATCTAGGCGAATATACTGCGTGTAAGTGGAAAAACAAAACTCTGCATGTGATGAACAAGTTCAGTCTTAACAGATGTATAGATGAGATTTTAAATGACTAAAGGGTTTGTGTTATTTGCTGTCGGAGAAGAATATCTAAAACAGGCATATCTGTGTGCAATGAGTATTCGAGCAACAGGTAATAGTTATCCAGTAAGCGTGGTGACTTGTGATACTGTGCCAACAAAATACAAGCGTGTGTTTGATCAAATTATAGATATACCGTGTTATAAAAAAGACGATAGCAGATTTCAAACAGCGCATCGCTGGAAAATATATGATGCTAGTCCCTATGAACACACAATAGTTTTAGACACTGACATATTGGTCCTACAAAATCTTGATACCTGGTGGAACTTTTTAGAAACCCGCGATGTATACTATCTTGATAAAGCCTATACATATAGAAAACAACCTGTAACTTCAGATTATTATCGCAAAGCATTTACAGCGAACAAACTTCCTAGTATATATAACGGCATACATTTCTTTAAGAAATGCAAAACAGCGCAGGAATTTTATAAATGGCTAGAAATTATAGCAACAGATTGGAAACCTTTTTATGAACAGCATTGCAAAGAGTATTGTCCAAAAATTCCCAGCATGGATATTTCTGTGAGCATTGCCAGTAAAATTTTAGACTGTTATCCTAGTATAGTCAATAAAAATGCAGAATTTCCAATGTTTATTCATATGAAACCCTACGCACAGAACTGGCAAAATCCTACCGAGTCCTGGCAAAACAAAGTAGGAGTGTATTTCACTGACGACCTACAGTTGAAAATAGGAAATCATTTGCAAAATACTGTATTTCATTATACAGAAAACTCTTTTGTTACAGACAAAATTCTGTTACAATATGAACAATTCCTAGGATTACAGCATGAATAAAATGTATGTGTGTTTTGATTTAAATAGTGGTGAAATACTGCGAATTGCAAACGAAGTTTATGATACAGATAACTATGTAGAAGTTGATATCAGTGAAGTTATGATGTTACAAACAGGCGAAGAACCTACATGTTCATATATGGTCAAATATAATTTAGAAAAAAACACTTATGAATTTAAGGTTAAAGATGATCTAGAAATAAACACACCGAATATTAACAATCTAATTTATCAAATTCCTGCAGATAACCTAACAGACCCTGATTTAACACTGGTGCAAGACTTTGATAATACATGTTGGAAATTTTTTATAGGTAAAAATTTCAAAAAAAATATTACCAATCAAACAGTAAGCTTAAATAAAAAACTACAATTCAGTATTACTGCGAAAAACGACCCTAACATTTTATATAAGACTTTTGTTGTAGATTTTGCAGAAACTGTAAAACAAAATTATTCAACTTTGCCCTTCACAGAAGAATTTGAAAACAAACTAGTTGATTTGAGCATTTACACCACAAGAAGATTTAATACATATCAATATAAAAGGATAAAAAATGGCCAAGAAGTTTAAAGTCATTGACTGCGATATAATATACCTTAGCTATGACGAACCAAATGCAGAAAAAAATTATGCAGATTTATGTTCCAAAGTTCCTTGGGCAAAAAGGGTGCATGGTGTAGAAGGCAGCGATTCTGCTCACAAAGCATGTGCTAGGATTGCTGAAACAGATCGATTCATAACCATAGATGGCGACAACATTATAGATCCAAATTTTTTAAATCAGGAAATAGATTTTTATGATACGGCTGATTTATCCAAAGCAGTTATAAGCTGGTGCGGTAAGAATATTATTAACGGACTTACTTACGGTAATGGAGGAATTAAATGTTGGCCAAGAGATCATGTATTAGAAATAAAAACTCACGAGAATGCCGAACCTGATAATCCTCGTGCTCAAGTAGACTTTTGTTGGGACATGGAATATATTCAACAAGACGGCTGTTTTAGCACGGTGCACAATAATGCAACACCACATCAAGCCTGGCGAGCAGGGTTTAGAGAAGGAGTTAAGATGGCACTCAGCGAAGGAGTGCGACCTACCAAAGACGAATTTCTAAAAGGACATTGGAAAAATCAACATCGCCTTTGGATTTGGCTCATGGTTGGTGCAGATGTAGATCACGGATTATGGGCAATTTTAGGTGCAAGACAAGGTCTTTATAAAACAATGTGCACCGACTGGGATTATGTCAATGTAAGAGATTTTGAATACTTGAATAACCTTTGGAAGGAAGTGCAACAAGAGTATGATGCGGGCGCCGGAGTATTAGAAGACGCAATTTCTTATGGACATATGCTTAAACAAGAACTAGATATTCCTATTGACGATCCGCTAACACCGGGCCAGAGTAAATTTTTGAAAACAATTTACAAAAATCCACCTAGACTGAAAAGTCCATTAGTGATAGACCCTGCTAAAAAGCAAACAAAAACTACACAATATGATATTGTAATGATAACCTATGGTGAGTCAAATGCAGATGAAAATTATAATAAGTTAAAAGAAAAATATCCTGAGGCTAAACGATTAAACAATATTGACGGAATACACCATGCACATCAAATTGCTGCAAAAATGTGTGATACTGAAATGTTTTGGGTAGTAGACGGCGATGCTGTTATTAACGATAATTTTAATTTTGATTATGAAGTGTCGAAATGGGATCTAGATGTTGTGCATGTGTGTAATAGTAAAAATCCTATTAACGATTTAGAATACGGTTATGGAGCCATCAAACTGTTACCGAGACAGCTAACAGCAGAGATGGATACAACAAAACCTGACATGACAACCAGTATCAGTTCAAAATTTAAAAAAATAAATCAGATTAGCAATACTACTGCTTTCAATACAGATGCTTTTAACACTTGGAGAAGTGCGTTTAGAGAATGTTGTAAACTATCCAGTAAAGTAATAGATAGACAAAAAAACAAAGAAACTGAAGATAGATTAGATGTATGGTGCACCGCAGGCAAAGATAGGCCGTTTGGCGAGTATGCTATTGCAGGAGCACTTGCTGGCAGAGCTTACGGTGAAGCAAATAAAGGCGACATAGAAGCACTTAAAAAAATAAACGACTTTGAATGGTTAGAGGAGCAGTTTAATGAACGCAGAAACTAATACAAATCCTATAAGCTGGCTACACGGCTTACAAGATTATTTAGAATTTACAAATGATATAGATGCTAAAAAATATGTTGATTTCTTTTTAGGACTACTTTACTCTAATAATTCTCCTATTGAAATTAACAATACTTTAGATATAAATGAATTTATCTTTCAGCTTAGGAAATATGCAGATAATAATGTAATAGATATAATTTACAAATATTTTAGAGAAGGTCATGATCCTAAACAGTTGCAAGATGCATTTAGTAGAGGGCAGGTCAATAGTAAAATATGGTTAGCACAAGAATTATTAAAAATTAAAGATAATTTTAATACAATACATGTTCATGCAGGTTGGTTTGGGCAAATACGATTGTATCTTGATGCAGCTAATATTAATTTTAAAAAAATTCGTATATTTGATGCTGATCCTGCCGCTTGTAAAATAAGTGATACTATTATTAACAATCAATGTATTTCTAACTTTAAAGTAAAAGCAACTAAATTAAAACTTCCTAATAATCAAGACTCTGAAGAAGTAAAAAATATGTCTTGGGTAACTAGAACCGGTATTGAGTACGAAGTAAAAAATTTTAATAAAGATAGTGTTTATAAAGAAAAAACAATGCCTGATTTAATTATAAATTCAAGTGCAGAGCATATGAGTAGTATCTGGTATCATAAAATGATAAATCGTCCGATGCAAACTGATCCGTTGTTTATTATACAAACAAATAACTTATTCGATGTTGAGGAACATCACTTATGTGTACATAGTTTAGATCACATGCAGAAAAAGTTTCCGATGAGTAGGCTTGAATATGCAGGTGAAAAAGAACTGTATGGTTATAAGAGATTTATGATGATAGGACGACCATGAATTTAGATGATTTAAATCTAAGAAAATTACAGACAGAAAGTGCTAGAGCACTAAGTACTATGCAGGCAACAAATAATAATATCTATAAATTTAATAAACTGGCTCATCATAACAGTCAAAATTGGTATAAAGCAGTTATTGAATGGTATATTGAAGAATATGGAGATCTGCCAAGTAGGACAGGTCCCGGAAAAGATGTAAAATTAGTAATGGACAATTATGTATAGATATCAAGATATAAAAGAAGTGCATCTTGAAATAACACAAAGATGTCAAGCTGCTTGTCCTATGTGCGATCGTAACATGAACGGTGGCGCAGATAATCCGCATATTACAAATGCTGAATTAAGTTTAGAAGACTGCAAGTGTATTTTTAAACCCGAGTTTATTGCACAATTAAAAACAATGTACATGTGCGGCAATTTGGGCGATCCTATTGTAGCACGAGATACATTAGAAATATTTCGATATTTTAGAGAACATAATCCCGACATGTGGTTGAGTATGAACACAAACGCAGGAGCAAGAGATGAAACATGGTGGAGAGAACTTGCAGAAATTTTCGGCAAGATGGGTGCTGTTATTTTCAGCGTTGATGGCCTACGGGATACTAATCATATATATCGCCAAGGTGTAAACTGGGATAATGTAGAGCGTTCAATGAAAGCATTTACCAGTGCCGGAGGCAGAGGAAGATGGGACTTTCTGGTATTTCAGCACAACGAACACCAAGTTAAAGAAGCTGAACAACTGTCCGGTGAATGGGGTTTCGAAAAATTTATTAAAAAGAAATCAGGAAGATTTGTCACAAGCGATATTAAGCCTAAAGAAGCTCATCAGGCAGTAAATCGAAAAGGTGAAGAAACTGCAAAATTACAAAAACCCAAACAAGAACAAAACCAAAATCTTGCATTACTGAAACAAAAAGAAATTGTCAAGTCATATGGTAGTATGAGTGAATATTTAGACAGATGCAATGTTGAGTGCAAAGTAGCAAAACAGGGTAGTATTTTCATCACAGCAGAAGGACTATTAATGCCTTGTTGCTGGACCGCTGGGCGTATGTATAAATGGTGGCACAGTGATCCTCGAGTAGAACAAATATGGGATCATATCGATGTAGCAGGCGGAAAACAAGGTATTAGTGTAATTGAAAACGAAATTGAAGATGTTGTGAATGGCAAGTTAATCGAAAGCATTACTTCAAGTTGGAACCTAAACAGCATCGAACAGGGAAAACTAGGAGTGTGTGCGCAAAAATGCGGATCAGAATTTGATCCCTTCGCAGAGCAATTTAAATGAATCTGTATTCACCTAAAAGTATTTCTAAAATCGAAATAGACTGCACAAGTTTCTGCAATGCATTTTGTGGTGCCTGTGATAGAAATGTTTCTGGCGGAGAAAAAGTGAAAGGACTACAACAAAATCATTTGTCTTTAGAAGTATGGCAACGATTAGTTGATGATCCTATGATAGATCAGATAAATGAAATAATTTTCAATGGCAATTTTGGAGACTTTAGTATGCATCCAAATTTTATTGAAATGATGGAAATGCTAGCTGCAAAAAAAACAAATCTATATCTAAATCTAAATACTAACGGTGGTGCAAGAAACGCACAATTTTGGCATGATCTTGCTGTAGTTCTTAATAAATTTGTCAAACACGATATAAAATTTGGTATCGACGGCCTAGAAAAAACACATGCCATTTATCGTAGAGGGATTGATTGGACTAAGCGTATTGAAAATATTAAAAGTTTTAATACCGCCGGTGGTAACAGTATATGGAAATGTATAGTATTTGATTACAATAAATATCAGCTAGACGAAATGAGCAAATTAGCACAAGATCTAGGCTGTATGGCATTTCAGACAAATAGAAATAGATCTAACCCTCTACAAATGAAGGCTTATAGAAATTTTCCAGCACAGCAATTAACTTCTCCTGATCAAAGAGAATTTAAGACTAACTATATGAGAAAAGATGTATTTGCCTATAGTGTTCGTACTCCGTCTACTAAAGTTAATACTCCAGAAGGAAAATTTAAATGCCCATATGCACAAGAAGGAATGATACAAATAGATCCCTGGGGCAATGTATGGCCTTGTTGTTATATAAGTGGCCGACAAATAGATAAGAAAACAAATTTTGATTATGTTAAATATAAAAATAACCACATATTAAAACAAAGTCTATCTGATATAGTAAATTATTTTGTTGAGGATTTGCATCCTGCATGGCAAGCACAATCTATTGATATTTGTAATAATTGTGCAGGAGTTAAAAGACCTTTACCTCTATACAACGGAGTGCAGTGATGATTAATTGTCCTTTGGTATACAATAGTTTAGCAGTTAGTACCACAGGTTGGATAGGTCATTGTTGTACACAGTCTAGGGATGTACAAATTAAAGATTGGCAATCTATATCAGATTTAAACGAATGGTATAAAACAAATAGTTGGTTAAATGATGTTAGAAATGATTTAAAAAATGGAATACAAAATTCAGCATGTGAATCATGCTGGAAGTATGAAAATAAAAATGCACAAAGTAAACGTCACAGAACTTTAAATGACCAAATAATACCTCGCATAGTTGATCTAGAATTTGTAGATTTAAGATTAAGCAATAAATGTAATTTACAATGTAAGATGTGCTACGGCGGCGCAAGCGATCAAATTGCAAATCTTGCTACTGAACTTTATAATCAAGGAATTGATAATGATCTATATAAAACCTGTGTTCCTACTATTTCTGATACAGAAAAATTGCTAAATCTAGTTTTAGAATTACCTAGTCTTAAAAAAATAAGATTCGCAGGCGGCGAACCTTTTATTATGCCAGAAGTTGAAGAGTTTTTATTCAAGTTAGTAGAAAGAGGAAAAACAGAATTAGATATTGAATTTATTACGAATTGTACAAGTGCAAAAACAAGGGTGTTAGACACATTAGAAAAATTTAAAAGAGTAGAATTAATGTGCAGTATAGATGGAACTGGTCGAGCATTAGAATATCAAAGATATCCAGCACGGTGGGCTACTATTGAAAAAAATTTTATAAAAATGTATAACACATCTTGCAAAGTATCTCTTACTCCGTGCCTAACACATTTAAATCTTTTAAATATGGCAGAGTTTATAACTTGGGCAAATCAATTTCCAAAATCAAGAGTCTCTTACAACGAAGTTGATCATCCTAGTTTTTTGAATTATAGGTATGTTCCTTTAGAGGAAAGACAAAATTTAATTAATAATTTTAAAACTTTAGAAGTAAAAAATGGTAATATCAACTGGCAAATGTTTAAAGATAAGTTAATATACGAATATATAGAACCTACTCAACAAGAGTGCAACATGCTAAAGCATTACAGCGAAGATATTTGGAATTATAAATGTAATGTTAAATACCTAGAACAATATCCTTATATGCGATACATGATCGAAAAAGCAGATGGCAAATTTACAAAAAATTAAAACCAGAAATAATATATTAGTTGTAGATTGGATACTGTCAAATGTATGCAACTTTAAATGCAGCTATTGTACACCAGACAGTAATGGCGGCGATCTATACTGGCCAGATATCTACCAATGCGAAACTATTGTAAAAAGAATTACTGAACAAAGTAATCACGATTATAGAATTTATACTATACTAGGTGGTGAACCTACGGTATGGAAGTACTTTACACGACTAAGTGAAATTATTAAAAATACAGATCCGAACAGTATGGTTAATATTTTGACTAACGGAAGTAGGACCATTAATTGGTGGAATCGGACAAAGCAGTATCTTGACAAAGTTAGTATTAGCTATCACCACGAACAGGCTGATGTTAATCATACGATTCAAGTCGTTAATAATATAAAAAATAGTTGCCAAACAAATATACAAATGCTAATGGATGTAAACAATTGGAACAAGTGTGTCTCTATTTATGAAAAACTAAGAGATAATACAGTAGTACCAATACAAGTCAAAAAACTTCAAGTTGAATTTGGAAAAAGTGATTGGATGCAATATACAACTGCTCAAATTAAATGGATGAAGCAAGCACATAAATCAACAGCATATAGGCCTAGTACTAAAAAAAATATTACAAGTCTGGGTATCAATTGTTATTACGATAACGGCACAGTAACACAAGAAACTAATCATGATCTAATACAAGCAGGTCGAAATAAGTTTAAAGGTTGGGCATGTAATATTGGCAGAGATCTACTAGTAATTAAAGCCAACGGTGATATTGTTCCTGCTAATGCTTGCAATCAACAAATTGTAATGGGAAATATCAAAAAAGATCCTAAAAATTTTTTGTTGTTAAAAAAACCAGTCATATGTGAATATGCAGAATGTACTTGTGGAAGTGATATTGAAATCAGCAAAGAAAAATAAAAAGGAAAATTTAAAAAAAATGCATTATTTAGAAGAACCAAAGGCTGTGCAGTTTGAACTTAGTAGCAATTGTAATGCAAATTGTATAGGGTGCAGCCGAGCTGATCCATTTAACGAATTAAAATTAAATCCTAGAATTCCAAAAAACAAATTTTTAGATTTTGATAAATTTGTAGAAATATTACATGCAAAACGATTTCAAAGTGTTGAAGAAATACAATTTTGTGCATCTATAGACGATCCATTAATGCATCCTAGATTTCTTGATATGTTATATTATATAGTTCAACACACAAATTTTAGAATTATTATACATACGAATGCTAGTTTACGATCGTCGAGTTACTGGCAAGATATGGCTAAGATTTTAAAAGGAACAAAGTATACCTTAAATTTTAGTGTAGACGGATTAGAAGATACAAATCATATCTATAGAAGAGGAACAAATTTTAAAAAAATTATGGAGAACGCTCGCGCCTTTATATCAGCAGGCGGCAGTCCTAGTTGGCAATGGGTAGTTTTTCCTTGGAATAAACATCAAATTGAAGAAGCAAAACAACTTGCAAAATCAATGGGATTTCGTTCTTTTAGAGAGAGAAACGATACAAGTTTAGATAATTTAGATTTACACGAATTATCAAAAAAATTCGAAAACGAAAAAAGGAGACACACTTTATCTTGGTCTGAATATGTACACGCTCTCAAAAGGTTTAAAGGTAATATATATTGCAAAACTGCAAACGACGAAAAAGCATATTTTGTTGCGCATACAGGAGAAATTTTTCCTTGTTGTTTCATGTATAACATACGATATAGAGTAGTAGACTTTGAAGAACATTGGAAAAGATATGATAATGTATACGGAAAAAATTGGAATAATGTTTACTATCATCACATAGATAAAATATTAGAACATTCTTTTTTTAAAAACGATTTAACTGAAAGTTGGAATAATGTAGATCATGAAAAGTTAACACCCTGCAGTAGAAATCCCGTATGCACAAATACTTGTAGCGTAAATAATAGACAACGATGGGAAATAGAGCATAAGATAACAATGTTAGAAAGTGGAGATGTAGAATTTTCAAAAAATAAATTTAGGGAATAAATTTCAATAACTAAAAATTTAAAAATCAAGCATTATAAATACATTATGTCAAATAAAAAATCCCCTTCGAACACCTTTTGTATATTACCCTGGGTTCATCTAAGCACCAGACCAGATGGAAGTATGCGAGTGTGTTGCACGGCAAATGCCAGTTCAGTTGGTCCTACTAATGATAAAGAACATGGCGGCCAGGTTGGTATTCTTAAAACTGACGACGGTAAACCTAACAATCTAAATGTAAGTGATTTTGAAACTGCTTGGAACAGCAGTTACATGAAAAATGTCCGCAAACAAATGTTAAATGGCGAAATACCTCCCAGTTGTGTTAAATGTTTCAAAGAAGAAGCAGCAGGACATAACAGCAAACGGATGTGGGAAACAAAATATTGGAGCCAGCGAGTCGATGTTGATACTCTAATAAAAAACACAGCAGAAGATGGGAGTGTGCCACCGCAATTGGCTTACATCGATCTTCGATTTGGCACCAAGTGTCAACTTGCCTGTGTCATGTGTTCACCGCACGATAGTTCAGGTTGGATTAAAGATTACAAAGCAATTTTTCCAGCAGTTGAAAATGCATCTTTAAAAGAAACTATGCAATGGCAGGATAAAGGAAGTTACAATGGCAGTAGTTACAATTGGCACAAACAAAATCCTAAGTTCTGGGAGCAGTTTTATGAGCAAATGTCTAGCATGCAACAGATTTACTTTGCCGGCGGCGAAAGTCTAATTATTGAAGAGCATTATGAAATCCTCGAATATGCAATCAAAATGGGTTATGCAAAAAATCTTGAACTGCGTTATAACTCCAACGGAGTTGAGTGGCGCGACGATCTGTTTGATCTTTGGAAAGAATTTAAATTGGTTCGCTTCCACTATTCAGTTGACGATATTTTTGAAAGAAACGAATATATAAGATATCCTAGTAAATGGTCTAGAACAGAAGAAGTATTTCACATCCTAGATAAAGAAACTAGCAACAATGTAGAAGTTACAGTTGCATGTGCAGTTCAGGCACTGAATATCTACTACATACCGGACTTTATACGCTGGAAGCTAGAACAGGGGTTTAATAAAATTAATATGTGGCCGTTTGGAGCAGGAGCAATTAACTATCATTTTGTATATCATCCGCCTCATCTAAACGTCAAGGTGTTGCCTGAATGGTTTAAAGCAGAAGTTCGCAAAAAATACGAGGAATTTTATCCGTGGTGGGAAGAAAATTGGGATCTTGGTATTCCTAGCTGGCATAAAGGTAAGGTTACGAAAGAAGAATTTATAAACGCACCTTACGGGATAAATAGGCTAAAAGGCATGTTACAATTTATGGAGAGTGAAGATTGGAGTATAAGACTTCCTGAAACTAAAGAATTTTTAGAGTTATGTGACAAACAGCGTAACACAGATTTTTTAAAAAATTTTCCAGAAATGACAAAAATTTTTAAGGATTTATAATCACTTTGGATATCATAATTTGCATTGTTCCTAAAATTTTACCAAGAGCTCCTACTGTAGGTCCAGCCGTTTTAAAATCACATCTAGAAAACGCCGGGTTCGTGGCAGAAGTAATGGATTTAAACATAGATTTATATAAAGAGGCTGAAAAAAAAGGTGATATTGATTTATTTTTTGATAGAGATTTAGTTTTTAAAGAACGAGATATAAAAAAGTTAGACCAAACTTTTGGTCAAACATATGAAAAATATAAGTATGTTTTTGATAAATGGATTGAAATTTTTAAAGAAAAAAATCCTAAATTTATAGGTTTAAGTCTTTTAACTTACATGAGTAGTGCAGTTGCCCTTAAATTATCATTATTGATAAGACAGCACTTACCAAAAACTATAATAATTTGGGGAGGAGCAGAGGTTTCTCAATATAGAGGAAGATATGTAAAGGAATTAGGGTTGTTAGACTATTATATTTCTGGTGATGCAGAAGAGTCTTTAGTAGAACTGTTAAATGGAAATCCATATGCGCCAGGTATAAATGAAAACGGACCGGCACAATTAAAAAATTTAGATTCAGTCCTTATTCCTAATTATGACGATATAAATTGGAACGACTACCCTTATATAGATGATCAAAGTTTTAAAAATTCAGTATATGTTACGGGCAGTAGAGGATGTGTTAAAAGATGTGATTTTTGTAATGTTTTTGAAATGTGGCCAAAATATACATTTAGGTCAGGAGAGAAAATTGCAGAGGAAATTATAACACTTAAAAAAAAATACAATAGGCAGACTTTTATTTTTACAGATAGTTTAATTAACGGAAGCTTAAAATCTTTTAGACGACTTTTAAATATATTAGCAGATTATAATGCAAATCAGGACAAAAATAATAAAATATCTTGGCATAGTCAGTGGATTGTTAGAGATAAAAAACACAGTCCTGCATCAGATTTTGAACTAATGAAATTATCAGGCTGTCAAGGATTAGAAATAGGAATAGAATCCTTTAGCGAAAAAATTAGATACGATATGGGTAAAAAATTCTCACAAGAGGACATGTGGTGGTGTTTTGAAATGTTAAATAAATATGAAATCCAATATACTGTACTTGCATTCGTCGGATACCCTACAGAAACTGAAAAAGATCACAAAATAACTAAAAAAGTTCTAAAACAATTTCATAAAAAGAAATATACTTGGATAGGTAACCGAAAAGTTGTTCATTTTAGTTTTGCAAACATATTAATGTTAGACGACACACAACCATTATGGCAAAAGGTAGTTAATGATTTAGATTATTATCACAATGAGTTTGACTGGAAATACAAAGATAATACACTCGATACTCGTCTTAAAAGATTACTAGAAGTTAACACCTTAATAGAAAAATATTTTGGACAAAAACAAACTTGGATGGTCAAGAAAAAAATACAAGATATTTTACAATCTAAAAAGGTACAAAAATAAATGCCTAAATGTAATGCATTAAAAAACCATATGTGTGTAACAGTAACAGGTTCTTGGCGTCCGTGTTGCCGATTTGCAAATTTTCCAAATGTAAAAATTTTTGATACACCTTTTGACGAATATAAAAATAATGAATTCTATCAAAAAATTATCACAGACATGGAAGAAGGCTGGTCAGAAGGCTGTTTAAAATGTAAAACTGAGGAAGAACGCGGACACAAAAGTTTAAGATTAACAATGAATGAAAATTGGTCTGGAGAAGATCAAATTGAATATATCGAAATAAGTGTTTCTAATGAATGTAATTTAATGTGTAGAATGTGTAGTCCTGCATATAGCACTAAATGGGATAAATTTGTGCGCAAAACAAAACTTGCACAAAAATACCACTCACCGTATGATCAACCATTTATTGACATAGAAAAAGTGTTTGCTTCTATTGATCTTTCAAAACTTAAAGGAATCAAATATTTAGGAGGTGAACCCTTTGTAACACCACAAGTTTGGGATTTATTCAAATTTTTAAATCAAAATAATTTACTTGAGAATATACATTTTATTTGTAATACAAATGCAACCTATTTTCCTTCAAAATTTTTACCATATTTTAAAAAACTGAAAAAACTCAGTGTTGAATTAAGTATCGATGGTATTGGCCCTGTAAATGAATATATTAGACACGGAAAATCATGGAGTGTAATTTATGAAACAATACATAGTTGGTCAAAATACAAAAGTAAATCAGATAATTTGAAACTTTCTGTGTTTACAACAGTTCAGGCATATAATTTTCACGATGTTAAAAATATTAAAGCCCTAGCTGACGAATTAGGTATAGAATTTCATAATAGTTTATTACAAGTACCTGAATATCTTAGCGTAAATAGTTTGCCTTCCTCCTATATACAACAAACTACAGATAGTTTTAATAAAAAATATTTACCAAGCATCCAGTATAATGGAAAATTTGAAGAACTTAGAAAATATACATCAGATATGGATATGGCATTACATACAGATATTGGTAACCATAATCCTTTACTAAAAAAATATATGGAGAAATAAATGGTTGACGAACCGGGATTCTATTTACTACCGATGGACCATCCTATTGCAATAGAAAATGTAAGAAGACATAGTAGTAAAGCTGAATGTATTGAAAATTTATGGACAGAAGATGAATTAGAATGGATGTGGCATAATGCTTTTACTGCTGATTTTAATAAACCTCGATTGAATCGTAACGGTACTGTTATTGTAGATGTTGATATGGAAATAATCTATCAGCGTTATAAAGAAAAATTTGACACAGTGTTAGGTTCTGTCGCAGGGAAATCTCCTACCATCGGAGGCAACTATTTTATTACTCCGCAACAGTACGGTTTACATCAAGATGCTATGCGTAAAAAAGGTTATAATGGCATGCTCGAAGAAGTACCTTTAAGTCATCCTCAGCGAAAATATACAACATGGAAAAATATAATTACTCCTCTTTGGATAGGAACACATTTGGATGAAGTCGACGGAGGACAAATTATATTCTTTGAACAGCGAGATATAGGGTGGGCAAAAGTGTACAATGGTGGTGCACTAACTCCAAACATTGCGAGTATATACGAAATTGTGACTGATTACAGTTATTTGCAGTTTTATGATAGAAATGGCTGTCCAATCGAACACAATAATGAGCCATTTGATAAAGATTTTCATAAGAAATATTTAAATACACCCTATCGCAGAGTTCAAGGATTAAACCCAGAATCTGTATTTGATTGGGTTCCCGGATCTCCGTGTATTTTTGATGCTGTTCAATTACACGCAACAAATGAAGGTACTAAAGGCACAGAACCTGCTAAAAAATGGAATAGTAAAATGGGATTGCTTATGACATTTATTATAGAGTTAGACGAAGATTTACTAGACAAGTGGAGATTAGAGCAATCGAAAATGCAATGATAATTAATGAACAAAATCCTATCTTGAGTGAATTAATTCCTTGTTATCCACAAATGTTTTCATCAACAGAAATAATAGGAGTATTCGACGGTGAATATCTCTGTGCGAATTTCGTTAACAATTGGGACGAACTAGACAAAATTACATTATTTGAAAATTTTTCAGCAATTTCCGATAGACATAAATTCTGTAAACTATATAAAAAATGGCAACAACAGGTGCCAATTTTAGAAATAAAAGAGACAAATGGAGTTAATTTTTCTACTGCTTCAACTTATTTACACATAGATGTAAGCGATAATGATCTATACAATTTTTTTATAGAAAATTATTCAAAGATAAAGAATAAGATGTGTGTATCATTTTATGCATTTGGCGGAAACGCTTGTAATACTCTTTTGGTGTCTAAGTTAATTTTAGAGTGCAAATGTTTCCCTTTTTTTATTCACAGAGGAATAATTTTTGCAGCCCTAAATAAAAAAATTCAAGCACGAATGGTCCAAAGATTATCTAATAGATTCATGCAAAATAAAATAAAATTTAAAACAGAAAATATTATAACTTACGATAACGAATATAAAATTATTACCACAAATATGGGATGGGATAAAAGAAAAACTACAATTTTTTTTAAATAGGAACATGTATGACTAAATCAAAGACATTTTGTACAGAGCCTTATAAACAAGTTCATTTTGACAGTAGAGGAAATTTAGGGCCTTGCTGCCAATATATAGGTAATAGAGATCATGGTATAGATAACATAGACGACTATGTTTCTAGTAAATGGCTCGACTCTATCAAAAAATCTTTAGACAACGGAGAAAAAATTCCTGGATGCAACATATGTTGGAAACAAGAAGATCAAGAAACTGAAAGTATGCGTGAGCGACGTGTAAAATATTATAATAAGAAAAAATCAAATCTTGATAACATTGAGCATATAATGATAACTTTTGGAAATCAGTGTAATACTGCATGTAGGATATGCAATGTTAGTCGTAGCAGCTTAGTAGAAAAACAATATAAAAACATGATTGATACTGTAGAATATACTGATTTAAAAAAAGTTATGGAGAAAAAGTTTGAATGGAATAAAACAAAAATTTGGTACAAAAATATAACAGATAGTATTGTGAATAAGGCTGATGTAATTAATAAATTAGAAATAAGCGGCGGTGAACCTTTTATTAATGTGCATTTTGATAATCTAATCGATAAACTTATTAGTTCAGAAAAAGAATTACCAATTTTAAGTGTTACTACAAATGGAAGCTTTTCTGAGAATCAAATTAAAAAATTACAAAATTTTGATCATTGCCATATTAATTTTAGCATTGACGGCGTAGGCAAAAAACATTATGAACATCTAAGATGGCCGTTAAAATGGGAAGATACTGTAAAAAGTGTAGATATTTTAAAAAAATATCCTTGGTTATCATGTAAGTTTATTGTTGTTCCGCATAATTTGAATATAGATAATTTATATGATAGTATAGATTGGTTTAAAAGTTATACAGGTGATGTAGAAAGATTTCAAATTGGCTTTAGTTGGTTAAATGGGACTATGTGGTATAGTTTACAAAATTCTCCTAAGGAACTTAGATTAAAAGAGGCCGACAAACTTGAAAATATTATATCGAAATACAAGTTTTACAGCAACGAAATCCAAAATATAGAAGAATTAATTAACTTATTAAGACAAGACAAAGAAGTTGTCCAATTAGAAATGTTTAAACATCATGTTAACATGACTGATAAATGGCGGGGCACTGATACTTGGAACTTTCTAGGATGGACTATTGATAACATCTAATGTGTGTAATTAAAAAACAAAATTTTTTTATGTATTTAAATAGATTAATAAAGTCATCAATTAAGGTTGTAAAAATCTTAACAATGGTCTAACTCCAACAGGGTTATCATTTCTCCTAGCAAGATGAATTGCTTTTGTAGGTTCTAGGTTAAAATCTTTAATAACTTGATAATATGCTTCTTGATAACTTGTCCAAAAATATTCAGGTCCAAACTCTGTCATAAATTTTATACCCATGCTTACAAGTGCTTGACTATTCATGTTAAAATCATTCATAATAGTTACAGAACCTTCAGGTGTTGAACGAGCAAATCTTAATCCAATACGATTCCCTCCCATACCGCCTTTACTTAAACTAATGCCTACAGTCTGTATAGCAGGATGATCAAAGTTAAACTCGATGTCCCTTATACAACTGATCCATGCTCCGTCTATGTGTACAGGAATATTTTTTTTGTATGCAGTATCTAGTATTTTTTGCATGTCCGGATGTACATCGCCATAGAACGGAAATGGCATGGAAATTAATAGTTCTTTGCTAGGATCTAATGTGTCTAGTGTAGTGTATACAATATCCGGATTAAGTCTCCAGTGATACTTGTAATCGTTTTCGAATGTTTGTAATGTTCCGCAGCGTTGATATAAATCGTCTATAAACTGTGTACAGCCATTTATAATATCTCTTCTCGGAAATGCATCCAATCCGAGGAATGCACTAAACTTATGATCTTTTAACCATTTAATAAAAGTATCTTTAAACTGTTGATCTAAATCCGGAGTATGAACCGGATTTTCTTGATAAAAACGATCATAAAATTTATTAATTTCTCTGCTATACATAGGCTGTGGTCTGTCATATTGCAGCCATTCTTGGGTATATTCTCTTTTTATGTTGTCTCTCATAAGTGTATTTATGTGCGTATATAATAGATAAATAATTTTAGGAGGAAAACTATTATTACAGAAGTGCTTACTGAATTATTACCAAATAATACTATCGGGATAGTAATGAAACTATCTGGCGGCGCCGACAGTTCGATAATATATTATAGGTTATGTAAAGAAATAGCTGAAAAAAATCTTGACATACCTATTTACTGTGCTACTTTAGATACCGAAACTAAACCTTGGTATAGTCATTATGCAAAAAAAGTTATTACTTTCACAAAAGATCGCACCGGCATTGAGCCAGTCGAACACAGGATTAGATTTTTGTCAAACCCATGGACAATTGAAGATTATATCAGAGAACAAGACGACAATGCATATAAAATAATATCAGAAGGTAAGGCAAATGTGTGGTACGGCGGCCTAACACAAAATCCACCTATAGAACTACAAGCTAATATTGCACAACATGTTTCGGGAATTTTTCTTAATACACACGCTGAAGTATTTGAGATGTGTAAACAAAAAGATTTTGCAAGAGACGATCTATCTAAAAAGCCAATAGGAAGCTGGTCTGATACTAAAGTTCCATTTTATGCAATTCATCCGTTTGTTCGTAGAGATAAGAGGCATAGTACTGCAAAAATGTATAAAGAAAATAATGTCACGGATGAGTTATTGCCATTAACATATAGTTGTGAAAACAGTAAAGCAGAAGAAAAAACAAAAACTAATATTGTTAACGGATTTCAAGAATACACACATTGTGGACAGTGCTGGTTTTGTATGGAAAGAGCATACGCATTTGGAAGACTTGTATGAAACCTTGTATTTTGCCTTGGATAAATTTTAGCACTAACACATTCGGCAGGCCTCGAACCTGCGGTTATGCTGATCAATCTACGGTAAAAGCAGCACAGGTAAAACTAAAAGGCAGTACAATTGCCGATGAATGGAATAATGAGTATTTTAAAAGTATACGAAAAGAATTCTTAGAAGGCAGGTACCCTGAAAATTGTAAACGCTGTAAGTATGTAGAAGAATTAGGCGGAAGCAGTAAACGAATTGAGGAAAATCGTTATCACTATGAACCTAACGAACATCTTATTGCTAAAACGCTGCCCGATGGCAGCGTTCCATATTATCCTACTAATATTGATATTAGGGTTGGCACAATATGCAATTTGAAGTGTATACACTGTGGTACAGGCGCAAGTTCTAAATGGAACGAAGATAAATCGATGCTCAACAAATATCCTAACACCGAATTTTATGATATAGACAATAAATGGATTGAACAAGATAGTTTTATATGGGACAACATAAAAGAAAATCTATATCAGACAAAGCGTTTTAATTTTTTAGGCGGAGAACCCTTTGCTAATAAAGAGCATAATAAGTTTTTAAAAGAAATAAGTGCTAGCGATTGCGCAAAAGATATTACTCTTTCTTATGTTAGTAACGGTACGTTACTTACAGAAAAAATTTTTGATCAATTAATTAAATTTAAAAATGTTATAATACGATTAAGTTTAGATGCAATTAAAGAGCCAGGAGAATATTTTAGATTTCCAATAAAATGGGATGATTTTAAAACGAAGTTAGATTTAATGCACAGTTACGCAGAACAAAATCCAAATTTAGATATTGGTGTACAATGGACTTGTAGTAACATAAGTATGTTCTATTTAACAGATACATACGATTATATAAAAAACAACTACCCACTTATAAAGTTTATCTTTGGAAATTTTGTAGAATGGCCTAGTCATATGAGTGCAAAGGTTTTACCCAACAATATAAAGAATCAAATAAAACAGAAAATTAAAAACTATGATTTTGGCAAATACACAGAAAAAGTACAATTTTATGTTACTCACATGTTCGAAGAAGACAACTGGAAACCTCTAGGTCCAACATTTATGCAGTACCTCGAAGACCTAGACCAATCGAGAAATATTAGTTGGCGTAAAAGTTTTAAGGAAATGGATCTATGAAAGTTTTGATAACTGGTAATGAATACTATGGTCTTTCTGCAGAGTTATATAAAATATATCCTACGGCAACGCTCTGTAGTAGAACTACAGGGTATGAATTAACTAATAGAACAGATCAAGAAAGTTTTGCAAAACTATGTCTTAAACATGATGTCATAGTAAATTGTGTAGCTCTTTGGAAATTTGAACAGGTAAATTTGTTAGAAACAATATGGAAAGAATGCGAGAAAAACAATCATTCGCCACATATAATTAATGTGGGAAGCACTACTGACAGAGTAAAGAAAGCCACGGCATGGCGTTATAATGCTGAAAAGAAAGCACTTAGGGATTACTCTAACAGTTTAGGGCTATTAGGAGTTTGGACGCAGTCGCCTAAAGTATCATACATCAGTTTCGGAACACTTTCTAACAATCAAAAAAAACATCCAGAGAGAAAATGTTTAGAATTACAACATGCAGCCGCTTACATTAAATGGTTAATAGATCAACCACTTAATGTTAACATAAACGAAATTAGTATAGATCCTATGCAAGATGAGAAATGGCATGACTGAAAATTTAAAATGGAGCAACTATGACTTTACAAAAATTCCCTTCGAAGATATCGTTCAAGTGGGTCAAAGAACGCTTCTTTATAGAGATATCTTCACGGTCAGTTGGCTTCTTGGTAGGTTTTGTAATTACTCCTGCTCTTATTGCTGGCCTTATGCACGGAGCGACAGAAAAGATCACAGACCTACTGAATTATGTCTACTCACTGTTGATGAAATAAAACGTCAAGCTCGTGCCAACGGATTCAACAGTTTTCATTTTAGTCTCAGTGGCGGCGAGCCTACTTTTCATCCCGGCTATTTGGATATTCTAAAACATCTTGCCAACGACGTGCCTAACACAAACTACACCAGTATCCATATGACATCAAACTGTAGCAGAAAAATGTCTTGGTTTGAAACTTATGTGGAGTATGCAAAACCGTTTCATCGCGCTAGTATAACTGCAAGTCTGCACACCGAATATATCAATACGCCGGAAAAAAAACAAGAGTTTGCAGACAAACTGATATTCTGTCAAGAGCATGATGTTCAGGTCACAATCAATATGGTTATGGTGCCTGAATGGTTTGAACGAGATTGGGACAATGCACTGTTCTTTCATGAGCAAGGTATAAACGTCACACTAAAGCCTCAAAGCGACCCTACAGCAAGCAGAGTTGTTGATGGCTATACAGACGAGCACCTAAAAAAATTATACAACGGAATGCCGCAGAGAGCATATACAGAAAGTAAAAGAAAATGGGCCGATAGACCAAAACCAAATTTCGACATATCGCCAGGAATTATGAGCGAGAAAGATGCAAGCGTTCCTTGGCACTTTCAAGTAGAATTTACCGACAAATACGGTAAAAAATGGTATATGGATCAAGCAGAACGGTTTAATGCATTCAACTTTAACAAATTTAAAGGATGGAATTGCCAGGCAGGCTACAGTGGTATAATTATTCGCGAGCCTGATGGTAGTGTTAAAAGATCTTATAGCTGTCATGATAACCCTTTAGGAAACATAGAAACTGGTTTTAAGTTATTTGATAAACCACAACCGTGTATAACGGATAGTTGTGTTAGCAGTGCAGACAGTAAAATTCCAAAAATAAAAAATTTATAAAAAAGAAGTTGGCCTAAATAAAACTTACAATCGGAACTAGCAGTGAATACATTCTGTGTAGATTTAAATTTAAATAAACCAATATGTCATACTAATATTCTGCCTGAATCGTTAGGCGACAATATTATACATAAAAAAGAATCTAAAATATCAAATGAAATGTTAGATTTTTTAGATAGGTTAGATCTTTCAATCCGTCTTGCCGAAACATTTTACATACCACCTTGGAATAGTATAAAAATACATGAGGACGGTGGTGATATTTCCGATGTGTTAAAGATTAATTGGGTGATAGGCGGTGACGACAGTTTGATGCACTGGTATGAATCTACAACTGAACCTATTTGGCAAAAAACTCAGCTTGGTATAAAATACAAGTCTTACCCTAAAAAAAATGTTAAAATATTACATTCTCAAAAAGTAGGATTTCCTAGTCTGGTTCAAGTTGGTATACCACATAATGTAACTACAAACGCCTTAGGTAGATATTGTATTTCTGTTATGCCTCAGTGGAAAGCAGAAGAAGAAATATTAAGTTTTAAAGAAGGAATTAAGTTATTTGAAAAATTTATTGTTTAATTTTTAAACAGCTTGTCTTTTTTATAAAGATCAACTACACATGTAAATGATTCTTCAAAACATAGTTGTAAATTCAAACGCATGTTGTTGCCGTTTTTTAACCCGTGTGTTTGCTGTGTATTAAGAAAAGCTGGTTGCAAATTGTTAAATTTACACTCAGAAACAAAATTGTTATTATCGTCGTAAAATTTGGTGCTAGGGTAATTTATTTTGGGATTTATAGGAATACTTAGAACACAATTTCTGCCAAATGGACCATCTCTGTGTTTCACAACAGTTGCAAAAGGTTTATGCATGATTAACATAGTATAAAACTTTAATTTGCATTTTTTGTTTAAATTTACTATTTCTTCTAAATCTAAATTAAATTTTAAATAATTATTGCCGTCATATCCGCCACCTTTCATTTGATATGCTGTGAATTTTGTGTTTTGATTGACTGCATAATTATAAATGTTAGTTTTACAAGATTGAGAAAGTATATAATCGTCTATACAAAAAAAATAAGGCATCATATTTTAGATCCATTTTAACATTATATAATATATTTAAGTAATATATACTATAGTAAATTTTTTTTCGAGATATATCAATGAATCATTACCATCTAACATTAAGTAGTTTTGGAGATCAAAGTCAGTTAAGCATAGGTATGGACAATATTGATGATTTTATACAATGGACAGAACTAAACTTTGAATATGTCAAATACAATCCTAGAAAAGATGTAAATAGGTATGGTCTTAGTATTACCAGTTTAGACGGAGGCGTATCAGGTATTCCTGACTTAGATAGTCTCAGAGAATACAATAAAGAAAATAATGTTCATTATCGTGAACAAGACTTCACTTGTTTTACTCCAGTTAGCAAACACCCAGAACTAAAAAAACTTTTAGATCCATTTAGAGATTATATCTTTAGGACGCATATTCTAAAATTAAAACCAGGCGGATTTTTCCCTCCACATAGAGATTTCACAAAATATAAAGTAGACAGTTGTAGATTAATTATTCCGCTGAAAAACATAAGTCCGCCATCAGTAAATTTTATTATAGAAGACCAAATTTTAAACTGGGAATCGGGTAAAATGTATTTTGTAAATACTGCTAAACTACATTCCCTTGCAAATTCATCGTTTAACGACAGTTATTGGATAGTTATCAACTGTAGATTGGATGAGTATATTACAGACTACATAATTAGCAAAATGTAGCGCCTTACCAATCCTCTGTCAACTCAGACTTCGAATATCCTTCTATCTTCCATAGATGTCTTGATCCTATGCTGGAAGCTTCTCTCTTATGATTAGTAGCTTTGTTGTTTGCTACAACAAAATCTCCCTTCTCCCATTTGTGATAGTAAATACGATCAGGATGATATAGGATACTTTCTATTGAATCTTTTTCTATTTTTGGCAACTCTGTATATGCTTCACAATAATAGACATATTCTCCGCGTTTATCTTTTTGAATTAAATCATGCCAAACATTTCGGTGTTTTCTTCTAAACCATCTTCTTTCTGCTTCGCTTCGAAATCTGTAACCGTATCTTTCATCACTGGTAAACCGATCCATGTCTACAGTAACTTTTTTGTTTTTCACAGGACAATCTATTCTATTATCAACATACATTGTTCTGCCGACATCGCCTTCTGCCTCTAAAGCATACAATCCTGTCACATTAACAGGATTCTGTGTGTATCCTTTATCGATGTGCCATTCTAGATCGGTATTTCCGTATAACTCATGATGCACTCCGCTTAGAGAAATATCTAAAAAGATTTTATCCATCGGATCCTGCGGTGCTATATCATAATATTCTGTTAAAAATCTAAACAAAGTAAGTTGGGATGCTGGTGCATTTTTTATAATAACCAGATCTATTTCATTATTGACCAGTGGTGTTAAATCTCTTTTATTCCAGCTCTGAGTAATATAATCCATCGTTTCTTCTAAACTCCGTTCCTGTATATCCTATATATTGTAATCCGCCGGGCGTCTTTGGATATGTAACATAGTGAGGACCATCAAAGTTCCATTGATATTTTGAATATTGATTGTGTCCTTTTATTACTTTTTGTAATGTGCGTTTTGCTCGCATATCCATAGAAATAAAAATACATCCGAATCCTTTTTCTTTACAGAATTCAGTTTGTTGTTCTAATAATTCTGACGAGGGTTTTTTGAATAATCCATCATAATTTTTAGGAAGCAAACCTGAATTGCCTTCTATTAATGCATATCGATCGAACACTCTTACAGAATTGTCATAACATGTTCTGTGCAATATTCGTGCTGTAGAGACTGGTCTTCCTTCTTCGTCATATCTTATCGAAACACCTAAAACAGGTTCTCGCAAGTTTTCTTCTAAATAATTTTTTGAACGCTTTCCATTCAGCGACACTACTGTATTGTATATGTATTTTATATCTTTTGCAACATCAGGCGGGGCAATCTCGAATGTTTTTATCATACCTTAATAACTTTAATAAAAAAATATGTAGGATCTATCAATCCTAACCTTAGTTTTTTAGAATCATCATGATGTGTTTTATGATAGCCTTCACCTGCTGTGAACAGGTTCAGCCAATGACTATTGGCCGCTTCGCCGTCTTTGTGCAAGTAGGCATTGAACAATCCAAACAGATGCGAACTTAACACACACGGCAGACAATAACCAAATACTAACAATAATGGATCTATCAGTAGCAGAGCAAATATCAATCCGAAAACCAACTTCCAATAGTGTTTATGGAAAAACATCAATATCTTATTGTCAATAAGTCCTTTAAAAAACTTTCTTTCTATTTTATTATCTAAGCCCCAAATGTTAAAATAAATCTTCCAAAATCCATGATGCACAGGGCAACTAGGATCTTTTTCTGTATCTGCGTAAGCATGGTGCTGACGGTGAATCGCTGCACGGGTAAGATAAGGACCTGATCCTACAAAAAGACTCAAAAAGTTAGTAAACCATTCAAACCATCGATTTGCTTTGTATGAGTTATGAGCATAGAATCTATGATATCCTGCACTAGATGAACATATTGTTATTACATAATACCATGCGAATCCTGCGATAAACATCCAAGCACTTCCATATATAAATCCTGGAATAAGTGCTAGATGGCATAGAATATGATTTAATAATAGTTTATGAGTAGTTTTCATTTTGATAATCTCGTATAATCAAATGCAATTCTGTGCAGTATGCGTTTATCCATCTGTTCAAATTCCCATCGTTTATGTATACTTAACCACTGCTCACTTATTATAACATCACCATCTTCCCAATCATGATGATAAACAAACTCCTCTTTTAAAATATGATTCTTTAGCATTTCGTATAGATCTTTATCTATGCCGCCGAATACCTGTAAAAAAGGAAAATACAATCCAGTCAATCCGGCTCCATTTGTATGCACTAAATCGAAAGGCACATCTTCATGATGGTGATTGTTAAAAAATGTGCTAGGACTGTATCTACCTGCTTCGAACCCTAAGGTGATTTTTATATCATTAATCTGGTCTTTGATATCCGACGGCAATGCTTCGTAAGACAACTTATTGTTAATCCAACTTGTTCTACTTCCGTGTGTTCCAGTAACCCCATAAAGCCAAATCAACGGCATTCGATTTTTATTGCTGGCTTGATTAGCATGCCAATCTAATGCTGATGTATGTCCGAATAATCCTTCTTCACCGTGTTCGTTTTTTTGTCCGGTAACCCTTAAAATACCGTTTGTTAATCGCATATGATCGGTGCGTTTGTTATCGGATTGCTGAACTGATCCGATTTTCGAACAAAAGTCGATTTGATCTTGTTCTGATAAGTTTTGCGATTTTATTACCACAACTAGATTAGTTAGAACCATTCGTCCTATTTGTTGTGCTTCTGCAAGGCTTAGAGTTTTAAGGTCAACATTGTTGAGCTCTATCGCCCAGTTGTTCAATAACTTATAATCCATATTACTACTTATTAAAAGTAAAAGTTATGAGAAGAAAAATAGAATTACGAAGCTGCTGTGCCGTCGTCTAGATTGATCCACGCTCCATTTTGATAACCTTCAAACTTGTTATTAGTGGTATTATATATAACCATACCGTTTGTCGCTGTCAAGTCGTCTCGCTCTGACGAAGTCAAACTACCAAACTGTATGAAACCACCAGCAGTGATAGTGTTTTCAACAGCATCGATCATTATAGTCGAATCGTCACTAACAACTGACCCTTTAAAAGCTGCCGCTTCTACATTGCCTGAAAAATTACCATTACCGTTTACATCTAAAGCACTAGCAGGATTTAATGTTCCTATTCCAAAATTAGTTCCAGTCCATGTAACAAATTTTGATAAATCTGAAAATGTGCCAGTGTCGTCTACTCCAAATGATAAAGCTGTGTCAGATCCAGCAATTAACGAATGGAAAGATGATCCGTTTATATCATTTCGAGCAAAAATAATTCTTCCATATGCAGCTGTTGACCCGCTTAGATCAGAAGATGAGTTTTTTCTTAGCACAAGAAGTCCTGCATCATCATCCGAAGTTACAGAAAAAGACGAATTTCCTGTTGTGGAAGTATACGATAATTCCTCAAAGTCGCTTTCGATAAATCTTGTTTTGACTGTTAATCCAGATAATGATCGATTAATACCATCTATAATGAGCGTTGAATCATCAGCAAACACACTTCCCACAACATCGCCGATAACATTTCCTGTAAGACTTCCAGTTAGATTACCAAAAATTTCTCCCGTTTGCCCATCAATAATTTTTGTAGAATTATCCGCAAATACACTACCAATCATTTCGCCATCTAATGTTCCGTTTACAATACCTGTTAAATTTCCAGTTAGATTACCAAAAATTTCTCCCGTTTGCCCATCAATAATTTTTGTAGAGTCATCTGCAAACACACTACCAACTAAATCACCGTCTAGTAATCCTTTGAATTGTCCTGTTGCAGAATCAAATGCTACTACACTGTCATCAGCTATTAAATTAGCGTTAATGTTTTCTGCATCAAGTTGACCGTCAACCACTACACTGTGAGCATATACATTGCCCCATCTTTTACTTACACTTCCAAGGTTAAATGCTGCGTCGCTAGTTGGTGTAAGATTAGATCCAATTTCTCCGCCTACAATAACATTGTCTTCTACACCGTCACCGAGATTGATGTTTCCAGTAGCAGTAATTGTTCCAGTAATATTGATATTTCCAGAACCAATGATATTATTACCATTTAGATCTAAATTGCCGCCTAACTGTGGAGTAACATCTTCGACAATATCTGCAATTGCTGTAATAGGACCCACAAGAATACCGCCAGATGTAGTACCGTCGCCTACATAAAGTTGTTTTGTATCTGTGGTATATAGTGGTTCGCCTGCCTCAGGCGTGATGGTCAATCGTTCTGCATCTGTACCGCGTCTTAGTCTTAATGCCATTATATGCTCCTGGAAACATTAGTATAATGTATTTATCTTTTTAGACAATAAGACTATTTTCTTTTTTTAAGAAATCGATTGGTTCTTTTTTGTATATCTTTTTTAACTTTCTCAATATCAAGTCGAAAGTCAACATTGACAATTTCTTCTTCATACTCGTTAAAAATATCGTCGAGAGCAGATTCGAGATCCTCATCTGCTCCTTCGGATAACGCTTTGCTGGTATCAATATCCCACACTTTTCCATTTTGAAAAGTAACTCTCACTGAGTCTAAATAATATAAAGGTATTACCTCTACATTAACATCATTGAAAATTTCAGGCCATTGATCAATTACATCTTGGGGAAGTCTTTTTTTAGACACTTTCTTTATTAGAAGTCTTTTTCTTTGAAGGAGCAAGCTCTTCTGCTTGTTCTCTAAGTTTTTTAGCTTCTTTAAATAGTCTATCAGCATCCGATCTGTATTTCGCTGCAAGATCTTCATCAGAAAGAACATCAGGAGTTTCTTGAACGCTTGGCTGTACAATATCATCAATGACTTCTAGATTAGGTTCAGTTTTTTCTGTGCTATTGCTTGGTTTAGTACTACCTTCTGCAAGAGCAAGATCTTCAAGAGAAACACCTTTTTGTTCTGCAATAATACGATTAAGTTCGTCCAAACTAACTTTGGTTTTAGTATCAGGAATCATCTCAACTTCAGAAGTAGCAACTTTTACCATTTTGCCAGTTGTATGAAATCCTGCCAACATATTTCTGCCGTCTGGCAGTGTGAATCTAGCCATAGCTTCAGCAAATTCATAGGCTTCCTGTCCTGCTGCACCTTCAACACAGCGCATTAACGCATCATGCTCTTCTGAAGCAAGAATTTCTGTAGGAACTACCACTGCACTTAATGGATCACCCGGAACAGTTCTATATGCTACAACCACTCTTCTTTGATTAGACTTCAATCGTCCTACATGTTTTATAGCCATGTTTATTCTCCTTGTGCTTGACCCTGTTCAGCAACAGCGTTAAGAAATGTTTCTAGTTTTGTATATGTAGTGCCTACCACAGTCATTTCGTTGGGCTTAAATGCACCACGCTGACTAGCAACATCGATAATTTGTTTGATAGCATTTAAATCTTGTACGGTTAGTTCCGCCGCAGGTGCTTCTTGTGTAGCATCAGTTGAAGCTACTGTTTCTTCTGTTTTATTTTCTTGTTCGCTCATTGGGGCCTCCTCAATATAATGTGCGCATTTTATTTACTTGTATTTTAAAAGTGGACAGGCTAAAGTGAAATAGGACAGTTCTTTAGGTTCTTCAAAACCTATTTTTATCATGGTGTCTATTTTATCTTCGCTGTTTATATCTACACATTTACCTACATAAAATCTGCCTTTGAGATTATCTGCAATCCACTTTTCTATGCTTGATTGGAGATTATATCTCATAGGAATAATAAGATACTCAAAGTGCGGAGCAGGCACTTCAAGTTGTCTTATTTCAAAGAAGTTTAAAGGATTAAGCTTCTTGTCTTGCACGATCTTCTTCATAGTGTGCTGTCACACCAAACGGTGCATGTAGATTTTTGTCATGGTGACTGTGTATAATAAACACTGTATCGCAGTAATCCTCGTCACCCCAAGAATTCCACGGATAGCCATCTGTAAACATGATAAACTTCTTAGGCTCAATGCCGTGTTTTTTCATGTATTCCCAGTTAGACATAAAGTCAGTGCCGCCACCGCCGGTGATTTCATAGTCCAGAAGGTCTCTTCCATCGTCTGCAGTAAAGTCATCTTCACCACTTACTTCTGTGTCAAAGCACCAGATTTTAATATTGTAGTCTTTGTACTCGTCCATGATTCCTTTAATTTCACTTAAAAAGTCTTTAAGTTGTCTGTCGCTGATACTTCCTGATACATCAAGTCCAATTGCAACATCAATTGTTTGGTCAAAATTCTGTCCTGGAAGTATTGCTCCAGTATGCCAACCTTTGCGGTTTGGACGCTGAAAGGTAAAATCATTCTTAATTGTGCTTTGAATTTGCTGTTGTAATAGTTCACGCCAACTCATCTTATGCTCAGTTAGCTCTTTGATCATGCGCTGTATTGCACCGGGTACATTACCTGCACCTGCGGCCTGTGCTGCATTAATTGTAGCTTCTTTAATTTCGTCGCGTATTTCTTTGAGCTCTTCTTTGGTATATCTAGGACGAGAGCTACCTTTGCCTTCTTGATCATTGCCTTCGTCTGGATCACTTTCCCAGTCCACATGCTCGTCGAGCAATTCGCCTAGTTCATCCAGTATCTCTTTGCCTTTTTCTTTCGCTTGTTCCAGCAAGTCGTCGTATACTTCTTCTGAAGTCCACTCTTCATACTTAAAATCCTGGAAACAAGGAATCAGTTTAGGAATGTCTCCAATGCGGTCTCGGACCAGTGTATTGTTTACAATATAATCTGCAGCAATGTTGTACAGTTGAGGATCTCGGTCATCACGGCGTGTTAAGTGATCAAACACACAATGCATGATCTCGTGTGCAATTACAAACTCAATTTCTTTGTTAGACAGTGCGTTGAAAAATTGTGTGTTGTAGTACAAGTGGCGACCGTCTGTAGCGGCTGTAGGACACCAGTCGTCGCAGTTTTCTACTTTAAGTCGTGTAGCCATATTGCCAAAGAAAGGATGACGCAACAGTAATCCTATGCGAGCTACAATCACACGATCCTGCACATCAGTGCGCATAGCTTCTAAAGCTTCTGGAGTAATGTCTGGATCAGGTTGAAACCCTTTGGTATCTATGCTCATGTGTATAACCTCTTTGTTACTATATGTATATAGTACAGGAAAGAAAAGGAAAAGTCAAGTAAGAACGGACAGTTTTAAGAGTTGTCCAGCTCTTGCAGTTACGCCTTTTGGGCGGCAGTAATATACTTACCATATCGCTCATGGAATTCATCGAAGCAGTCTACTGAATCTGGATCAATGGGTAAACTGTACTGTGTAAGAGCAAGT